ATGTCCCAAACCTATTTTATTTCCGACCATCACTTTGGTCATAAATCCATTATTGATTTCGAAGATCGTCCCTTCGCGGATGCAGATGAAATGAACGCAGCCATGATTGCCAAATGGAATGCGGTCGTGACGAAAGACGATACCGTCTTTCATCTTGGCGACTTTTCCTTTCTTAACAAAGAGAAGACTGAGGCTATCGTTTCTCAGCTGAACGGCTACAAGATTCTCATTCTGGGCAACCACGACCGAGGACGTTCGAGAACTTGGTGGCTCGACGCCGGCTTTGATGAAGTAAGCGAGTATCCTATCATTTATAAAAACTTTTTCTTCCTGTCCCATGAGCCGATGTATATGAACAAACAGATGCCATACGTCAACGTCCATGGCCATATTCACGGCCAGAAATACGAGGGGCATCATTATTATAATGTCAGTGTGGAACAGTTGGATTATACGCCGGTTTCTTTTGAGCAGATTCGTGATTCGGTTGTGGTGAGTGAGGAGCAGTAGATAGTGTTAATTGGACCGCAGCGTAGTTTGCTGCGGTTTTGTTATTTTCTTTGTAAGTTCTATAAAATGGGCAATGAATTCGGCGTTTCCGCTGGAGTGAAGTTCACTCTCGTCATTAAAGCCATACAGTTTGCAAAGCACTAGGACGGCTTCTTCTTTTTGAACTTGAGTAGGCTCAGCATGTTGGCTTAACTCAAAAAAGCGTTGAAGGGATGCGAAAGCTGAGAAATGGGTGGATGTTGAATTGTGCATGGGATAGACCTCCTTTGTGATATAATGGGGAACTAATGTTCTGTTTTCTTGTACAAAGTATAACTCCGTTGCGATGTTTTGTAAATATAAACAAAATGTTTTGATTTACAAAACATCAGAATAGTTTTATTATATGGTTCATGAAATGCAAGAGATGAAAGATGAATCTTAATTTGGAGGGGAAGCTGCATGCTGGCTCAACGCAAGTCTTTAAGATATATGTATAAAATTAACAGCACACTTCTAAAAAAATATGACTGGAATCTTATTTTGGATCCAGATTCCGCAAGAAAAATAGGGTCAGTCGTCTCGTTAGCCAATAGTCAGGCTATCGAATTCATAGATGAGATTGTCAAAAGCGGCTTCTCTGAAGAGAAAGTGGATGAAATTAAACAGCAAATCAAGTTGATCAAAAAGAAAAAAACAACGAAGAGTCATGTAGAGAAATTAGGACGGCTTTATTGTGAACTGGATGAACTACTATTTATGAATGATTACTTATGTATACAGTTTGATAAAAAAACAGATTTTGATCAAGCCAATAAAGGTTTTTATTTCAATAATATCCGATTTACAAGGTTATATGGGACAAACGGTGGAGTGAAGAACGAAACAATCGTTTATGTCAGTGATAAGGTTGGAGCGGAATTACGCAAAAGGATTGACAATGGCCGCGATGTAAATAAAGAAATAGTGCCAGCCAAACTTGAATCTTATAAGTCACTGATTAGCAGTGCAAGTGTAAAAGTAACCGAGCCTGATGAAATGGGGGTACTCGTGGTTCGCGATTTCGTGCATGAGATTGATGCTGAGGTTATTAGGCTGAAAGATCATACAGATCAGCCGCCGAGTTTGGAAGAAGTATATACCAAGGTGCAAGTTAATGCTTCGGATGGGTTTGGTTTAATCTCTCCTGAGTTTGCTGCTAGATGGGCTGCAGATTTAGGACTAGATTATATTCCAAGCGGATTTATTGTTCGGAATTCGTTTTGTAAAGGAACTTTGTTTACTTTTGATTTTGTGCTATGGGCAAAGCAGAAAGCCCAAACCGAAACGGTGAAGGATGTATGGTCGCAGTTACAAGATATATCTAAAGTCCAAATTATTTTAACAGCGGGCATGTTGAAGCTCTGGAGCAGCTATGCCAATATTGGCCATTATCGAGCTTGCTGCAAAGAAAACGGCTATTCTTATCGTGTAACCAAAACGACGCCTAAAAAATTGGAACAAGAACGTAATTTGAACTACCAATTCATCCAGTCTTTACACTTGAACGAGGCTGATTTAGATCAGCTTCTTATGCCGACTGTAGATGAAATTAAAGACGTCATGGGAAGGGACTGGCGTAAGAGTATTCTATATCTAAAAGGGAATCATGTGGGTGATAAAAACATCGAGATGCTAACCTACGATTATGCCCAAGCACTGATGATTGATCCTCAGATGATCAATGACCCTTTTGTAAAAAGAAAGATTAGAGAAATGATTGATCAAAGAATTAATAGCGCCAAAATAGGAGAACTGAAAGTAAAGGGGAATTACAGCATCCTCTCAGGGGATCCAGTAGCATTATTGGAGCACATGTTTCAATTCAAAGAAGTGAGAGGATTATTAGGAGCCGGTGAATTCTATTCCCGATATTGGTTGGATCAAGGCATCCATCAAGTGGCAGCATTCAGAGCACCTATGACCTGTCACAATAACATTCGAATCTTTAGATTCGTCGAAAATGAGGAAATTAACAAGTGGTATACATATCTAAGCGGCGTTACGATAATTAATGCGTGGGATACAACGACACAGGCACTTAATGGATGTGATTTCGACGGTGATCAAATTATGACAACATCGAATGAGATTATTTTGTCCGGAATTAATGAATCCAAGGCACTTATTTGTGAACAAAAGAATGCCAATGCTGTTATTCCTGCCGAGCAAGATTTTGTTATAGCGAACAAAAACAGTTTTGGCAATGAAATTGGTCAAATTACGAATAGCGCTACCAGTATGTATGACAAGTTGGCTGAATTTAAACCTGAGAGTTTAGAATATAAAACCCTTTTGGAAAGAATTATGAGCTGTCAGCATTATCAGCAAAACGCGATTGATAAAGCAAAAGGAATTGAGTTTCATCCAATGCCTTCTGTTTGGTTTAACTACAAGTCCAATCTAGAGCTAGATAAAGATACGAAGGAAGTTTTGAATGTTAACGAGTTTAATATTCGTATTTTGGCGAACAAAAAACCGTATTTTATGATTTACCGATATGAGCACTTAAACAATGATTATAAAAAGTTTTTATCCAATACCAATCAAAATTCATTTAACCGTTTTGGCTGCAGCGTAGCGGAATTAATAGAAAAGGAAAGCAAGACGGACGAAGAAACACAGTTTATACAATCGTATTTTAACCAGATGCCGGTCTCTAGGGGGAATTCAGTAGTTAATCAGCTTTGTTGGAAAATTGAAGAGCATTTTGCAGCAAGGAAAAGCAAACAGAAAAGCGAAGCATTTGACTATTCCATCCTCATGTCTCCGGATCGAACGTATAGTAAAAGTACATTTAAGAAAATAAAAGATTTGTATGATGAATATAAATACATGACTCAAGCCTATATGCTGGGCAAAAAAGTAACGATTTCTAATCGTGCAGCAGAAGATACTTATTCCGATCAACGTCGTTTGTTCACTGAAAGATTTAAAGTTATAGCTTCGCAAATGTGCAGTAATGAGGAGGAGTTGTGCGATATTATTGTTACTTTATGTTATACCAATGATCAGTCCAAACAGTTTGCTTGGGATATTGTTGGAGAAAAAATGATTAATAACTTATTGAAAAGGAATGATTTTGTTATTTCATATCCTGAACTGGATGCTGCTGGCGATATTGAATTCAGCGGAAATAGGTTTTCAATGAAAAAGAAACAAATCGGACTACATGAGGAGTGGGTACATGAATATTTTGCTAAGTGAAAAAAAACTGCTTCATCAGATACTAGTTGAGGATTACTGGGGTCCAAATAAGCATGATCTGATTAGAGTTTTAGTTAAACATTTCTATGGGGAGGGGTTAAAGCGGAAGAGCGTCAAGGAAGAAGTAGAGAACGTTATTATACAAAAAATGGATACCTATAATCCTCTAGTTTGGGATGCGATCTTAAATAAATATTTGAAAAGGTTAGAAAAGGCGGATCATAGACTATATTCGGTAGATGAAATTATCATCACACAAGATGAACTGGCATCTATCAGGGCAATTGAACACGAAGAATATGAGAAGGTTGCTTTTGCTCTTCTGGTGCATGCGAAAATCCAAAATAGTATTAATCCGGATAACCACAATTGGATGAACAGCAAAACAACTGACATCATAAGAGACTCGAAGCTTAACCTGAAGGCACAGGAGAAGAAGCTGATTTTCCATGTATTAATGAAACGAGGATTAATTGAGAGCTCAAAATCGATGACAAATACCAACTTCAAAGTTCTTTTTATTCATAATGAATCTGAGAAGGGAGTTGTAATTAAGGATTTCAGAAATTATGTTTACGAGTATATAAGAGCGAAGGGGGGGACAAATATAATGGAATGCCAGCAGTGCGAGCTGCTCATCATCAAAAATAAAAACATTCAAAAATATTGCACCGATTGCGCGCGGGTGATTAAGAGAGAGAAGAATCGATTATGGAAACAAGAAAAATGGGTTCAGTAGGAAAATGAAAATAATTAATAATTTATTACTATAAAGTAAAATATTGTACTATTTGTTAATTTCTAATGTGATAAAGAAGACGGAGCATAAAATTAAAAAACTTTAACCAGGCAGGTGGTCTTTTGAATAAACAAGGTTTAGTCAGTGAAGTGGTTATGAAAACAAAAGTGACAAAAAAAGTTGCTTCAATTATTGTCGATGCTGTTCTTGATACGATTTCTGAATCGTTGCAAGCCGGTGAAAAAGTCCAACTGCTTCATTTCGGCACATTTGATACCTATGTAAGATCGGCGAGAAAAGGAATTAATCCAATGCTGCTTACCCAATTACTGAATCAAGGATTGGATGCTGAATCAGCAAAAGTAAGAGCCATCGTCTCTATACCTGAAGTAAGGGTAGCTGATTTTAAGGCAGCAGAAAAGCTGAAAGAAGTGTTGAAGGTTATCTGAGCAAGGTGCTTTACATGAATGAAGACTACTCATTGTTGAGTGGTCTTTTTTTATTTAATTACTCGAATATCGACAAGTAGGAAAATGAAAAAAGTCAAAAATATCATATAAATAATGGAATATATGTAAATTAATATAATCTTCTAATGTGATAGATAAATATATCCCAGAACATGAAAGGAATCAGTCTTTTTGATTTTGGTGGAATCATGCTTAAATATACAGTTGATCCTATTGGTATTGTACAAATTATCGAGTATGAGATAGGGAATCCAAGAATGGTAGTTGAGGATAACAGCAATGATTGTGATGACGTACTGACGCGCAAATCTCAATTACTTGAAACTGAATGTTTCTATATAAACAAAAAAGAAGGATGAGGAGAGTATCCGTGTTCTCCTGGATCGTATTTCAATAAAACTTACGCTTTAAGCACATCTATTCAATCGGATAGGTGGATTTAAAGCGTAAGTTTTCGTATGTGAAGCCGTATGTAATGTCCCCTCTTCCAACTTTAAGCAGCTATACATACGAAACTTAGGCATGCAAAGGAAGACGCAGGAAAGACTGAGGTGAGGAGATTGAATTTCATTGAAGATTGAAGATGACATAAAGCTGGAAGCATTAGCTAATTTGCCTACATCAGTTGGGCCGCTGCTTGTTTCACCGTTGACCTTGAAAGAAATCATTCAGTATGGGTACAGCAAATATAGTCAAGTCGTACAAGTTGCTTTGCTTACCAAAGAACAGCTCATTAAACCGGAGTATTTATCGCAGCTTTCTCCGCAGTTAAGTGTAGCTGAGATTATCTTTGAATTGTTTGAAGATGATTTATCATCATATCTTGTTGACGCGCTTAGATTGTTTCTAAAAGCGGATGTAGTTCATTACAAAAATAACGCATTATACATTGATGGGTTAGAGGTAAGCAGCGAGGACTTTAATGAGATTATTAGAATCATAAAAATTCAAAACTGCCTGGTGACCCCAAATGATGAAAAGTTTAATCCTTTGAATGAGCATGCAGCGAGAATTAAAAAAAAGATGCTTGAAAGTAAAAGGAAAATTCAGGAGTTAGGTCACGACAATATCAATGATCAATCATTATCGATATTTGACTTAATTTCAATTTTGTCTTCTCATGCAAACGGGATAACGATTTTTAATGTTTTTGATTTAAACATGCTTCAATTTAATGATCAATTCAGTCGTATGAAGCTTTTGGATGAATATGAAGTCAATATTCAGGCTCTTCTACATGGGGCAGATGCGAAACAAATTCAATTGAAACATTGGATTTCCAAACTAATGTAGGTCAATTACCTGCAAAAACATAATTAATAGGAGGAATTTACTATGCAATACGGATCACGTGAAATTTGTAATGTTGTTATTAAAGACTTTAAAACCAAGGAGCCAGTGGCTTACCTTGAATCTCTTACAACGTCGGATATCGAAGTAAAAGGAACAACGGTTTGGGCCAAAGGCGGAAGAGGCGCCGCTAAGCGGATTGGTTGGGATTCTGATAAAGAGATTACACAAAAAATGGAATCTGCTTTGATCACGAAGGAGTCCTTTGGTGTACTGACAGGCAGCGCATTTACGGCAACGGCCAAACCTGTACATAAAAAGGAAGCAATTCTGGTTACTAGTGACGCTTCGGATAAAGTTGTCATTTTGTCATCGAAACCAACAGCTGTTGCCGGCTATTTGACACTGTTTTATAAAACAGAAGACGGCTCAAGCCTTGGCGAAAAGCTGACTGCTACGGTTACTACGACCGGAACAGGGGCTGCTGCTGTCACGAAAGCCAAATTTGCAGGAGCCATTCCGGCGGTAGGAGATTTGGTCATTGTGGATTATTATGTTGATGCTCCGGCTAAATCTCAAACGATTTCAATCGATGCGGATAAGTTCCCAGGAACTTATTTTCTGGAAGCCGAAACACTTTGGAGAAATGAGGATGGTGTAGATGTACCTGCCTTGTATACCATTCCTAAGATGAAAATTTCTCCGAATTTCACGATTTCGATGGGAATGTCCGGCGAACCTAAGCCGTTCAGTTTCCAAGCTGAAATTCTAAAGGATAACAAATCACAATCGATGGTTATTATTGATTTGTTGGAAGAATAGCAACTGCAAACAGGAGACTTAGGTCTCCTGTCTTTTATTAAATTTAGTAACGGGAGGGGACACATTTCGTGGCAAAGAAACTAACACTTACGGCTATGAAGAAAGATCATACCAAAATCTTTAATGAAAAAACAAAGATCACCTTATCCAATGGCGATTACTTACATATTTATAAGGAATTTAAGACGACATCTATTCAGAAATTAGTCGTTGATTATATGGAGATTATCGAAGAGTTGAAAAAGAGACAAATCGGTTTTAAAACTTTTAAAGATATGACGTTTGTTTACTACATGTTATTACTCAAACATTTTACAGACTTAAACAATATCCCAACTGACATCGAAAAAATGATTATTATTTGTGAGGAACTCATCAATTTGGATTTACTTGAGCAAATTATGCAAGCCTTCCCCGAGGATCAATTGAAAAAAATTAAAAAGCTGCTCGATAAAGCAAATGAGAATAGTGAGCTTCTAGGAAAACACTTAAATGACCCAATGACATAAAAGGAGGAAATACAATGTCTAAATATGAAATGGATGAAACAACCCTAAAAAATTTAACCATCTTTCTTGGAAGAGTGAATCTTACGGGTGCAGAGGTCGGAGAATTCAATAAAATCATTCAAGCATTATCCAATCCGATTCCAGAAAACATCGAAAAGTAAATTTCTTATTCGAACATTCTACATCAGTTGAATGGTGTAGGAGATTGGACGAAGAAATAGAAAACAAAGGAGTGAAGCCTATAATGGCAGGGGAAAATCTCAATATTCTGCTTCAAGCAATTTTAAATAAACCAGCGTCTCTAACTGAACTTAACAAAGCTATCAAAGAGTTGGAAAATGATCCGAGATTACAAAAGATTAAAATCAAAATGGATATGAACACGAAAATCCTTGATATGTTAACTACTTATAATAGAACAATTAATCAGATTACACAGTCCATTCAAGCTCAGAACTATGTAGTAAATAACCATACGAATACGCTTAGTAGACAGACCCAGGCATTGAAGGATGCAACGGAGGCTCAGAAGCAATTTGTTGCCGAGAAGCAGAAGAAGGTGGGTGTTTCGGATGCTGCGAAGACAGTTGGCGCTGTTACTCCAGATAAAAGTAACTTCATCGAATCATCGAAATCAGTGAAAGAAATAGTTGATTATGTCGTGGCAATTTCTTCTGTTGGTGATGCTTTTAAAAAGTTGAAGGTTGCTGGTGATTGGTTTTTAAATTTTGTCGGAGTCTCAGCTACTAGAATTAGTCAGTTAAGTGCAAAAATAGTGAGCTTTATGACATCTTTAGGATACTCAGCAGCAGCTGCGAATGTTTTTGCAGCCTCACTTATTACTCTTGCTACAACGTTGCTTCCGTTAGCGATTATAACAGGTGTCACTTTTGCCATATCTAAATTTGTTGAAGTCATCCAAAAGAAAAAGGCCGAAGAAAAAGCACTTGCTGACCAGCAAAGTGTTATTGCTAATAGTTGGTACACACAGCAAGATAATATTAAATTACTTGTTGCTGAATATAATAATTTAAATTCAATTAAGAATAGAACTCAGACACAAGATGAGCGGTATCTAGAAATTTCAAATCAATTGGCCTCTCTTTTGCCGAATCTTGCGGCTTCCGTAGACCAAAAAGGACAAGCTCATCTTAAAAATGCTAAAGCGATTGAACAAGAACTTGCTTATGCTGGAAAATTGTCAGCTTTAGAGAGCGGTAAAAAAATTGCTAATTCTGAAAATAATGTTAAAGAGATTATTGACAGCAGAAAAAAAGTGCAGAATGAAATCGATGGAATAGATTCTAAATTAACTCTTGGCTTTACTATTGTTGGAACAACAGCGATCAAAATACCTGAGTCTGAATTGATTACTTTACAGATGAGAAAGCTTGGACTAGAGCAACAGTTAACCGGTATGACTGGTAAACTAAAAGATGAAATAACCTCTACTACTGCTTTAATGTCTGGGATGAAACCAAATACTGCTGGTATTGAATCTTATAAAAATATTATTGATAACTTAGATTTGGATAAAATTGAACCTAAAGATGCTTCCAAAAAAATCTTTGATATTGGGAATGCGCTTAAGAATCTCCAAACAATTCAAAGTGTTAAAAAGACACCTGAATCAGAAAAGGCTTACTCAATTGCTTTGGGTGTATTGAGAAGTAATTTAAAACTAACTGATCAAGAGTTACAAGATTTCATTAAAACGATGAATAGCTCCAGTCCCTCAAGTGACAAAGCGTCAAATGATACAGTTAAGTTTGCTGACAGGTTAAGTAAATTAAAATCATATGCGGAAGATTCAAATGGTTCTTTCTCTTCTTTAGCATCCGCTTATCAAAAGCTTCAGCAAGGGGAACAACTGTCTACCCAAGAGACATTAAAGTTGTCCAATGAGCATCCATTGTTATTGGATTATCTGGCTAAGCATAATGGACTCATTGAAGACAAGGGAGAGATTTTACAATGGGTTGCAGGTGAAGAGCGCAAAACTGCCTTAGCGGAAGCCATAAGTTTAAATACTAGTGCTACAAACACCTATAATGCTTTGGAAACAAAACGTAAATTATATAAAAACTTCTACGAGGGAATCAATCCAGTTAACCCTCTAATCCAAGACGCAAATTTTATCAAAAAGTATGGTAAAAAGGAAATTCCAGAAGAAAATAATCCAGCGAAATTTAGTCCAATAACTTCAGCAGAACTTAAAGAGCAAGCTGAAGCAAAAGAGAAGATGCAACAAACAAAAATCTTAATGGATTTTCTTAGTAAACCTATTGAATTTCCTGCGAGTGCTCCTAAATCGGAAGTTTCATCCGGATCTTCAAGTTTTGAGGAATATAAAATCGATGCCTATAAAAACAGTTTGCAGGAACTCGACTTACAACTCAAAGAGTCCGAATCTATCATGTCTCGCTACACAGAAACTTCGGAGAAGTATCGTGATGAATTATCGAAACAAGTTGAAATAGCAAAAGAAAAGCTTAAATTAACATCCGAGGAAGGTTTAACTGTTCGAGCCAAAATAACAGAGCTGGAAAGTCAACTTTCAAAGACTTCAGACAAGGAAAAGAAAAATCAGATAACCCAACAATTAGATGAGACAAAAAGCAAGCTGGCAGAGCTTTCGAACTCTTGGTGGGATTACGAGGTAAATATTGAACAATCTGAAAAGAAACTGAAGGAATCGCTATTTAATTTCTCCAAAGATTGGATCAATAATGAAAAGTCTTCCATGGAGTTGCTTGGCCAGTCTGAAGTGGAAGTAGCTCAGATGGTATTCGATGCCTGGAAGCGGATGAGCGACAAGCGAGACCAATATACCATTGAAGAACAAGATGAAATCAATAATAATCTAGCTCAGGCAAAGGATGCTTTGAAAAAATCTCATCTAGGAAATTCCGAGAATTGGATGAGCGAAGAATCTGAACGTATGCGTCTTACGGGTCATACAGAGATTGAGGTTGCTCAGATGGTTCTTGATGCTCGTAAACGAATGTTAGATGAGAACTGGACGAAAGAACGCGGTATCACTGAATTGAGTAAGGCAGAACGATTGAAAGCAGAAAAAGATGTAGCTAGTGCCTCATGGGATCTTATAAGTGTGAAAATTAATAAGGCTACTCATGAAGTCAGTAATTACGATGATGCGCTGTCTGCTTCCAAAAGTAAAATGTCTATGCTTACTGTTGGTTCCGCTGACTACACAATGGAATTATCCAAGCAAGTTAGTCTTATGAGTGATAAGTTGAAGGCTGAAGAGAATCTAGAAAAGGTAATCCGTTCTTCCATGTCAGCAGTAAATTTGAGTAATGAAAACTGGCAAAATTTAAATGATCAACTTCGAAAATCCATCCTAAATCAGATCAATATTGCCCAACAACTGAGTGATCAAATGAAGACAGTTGCTGATGATGTTGTTAGTATTTACAAGGATATGTATGAGAAGCAAAAGGAAGCCGCGGCTAAAGCTACTGAGAAAGAGCTTGAAGCACTTGAAACGACTCACAAAGCTAAAATTAAAATGCTTGATGATGAGATGAACAAGTACGATGAGTTGATTAATGCTAAAATCAAAGCTTTAGATGATCAAGCCAGTAAAGATGATTATAATAAACAATTGGCAAAGCTTCAAAAAGAACGGGATGAGATTACTAATAAGATTAGCATTTCATCACTTAATGATTCTCCGGAAGCCAAAGCTAAGCGCGCTGATCTGCAAAATCAGTTGAATGCTAAAAATGAAGAAATTGATAAATTTACAACTGACCGATCTATCACACTGCAAAAAGATAATCTTCAACAACAGCTCGATGAGAAAAAGAAGCAGTCAGATGCTCAGAAAACCATTGAAGATGATGCTTATGAAAAAACTAAAATAGGAATTGAAAATCAAAAGACATTAATGGATCAGTACTATGATGATCTAATTAATAATGAAAGAGAATTTGCTAAGATACGTGAGGAAATTGCTAAAGGCAACTTTGATCGCGTTAAGAAAGACTTTGCAAGTTTTCAAACGTTTCTTACTAGCAATAGTGGGATAATCGGAACAAGCATAAGTGAAAATATCAGTGATAAGATAAGCCAAGCTTCTGGTACAATTGAGCAGTTGTCTGTGACTATGCGCGAAAAGTTTTCGGATATTGCGAACTCTATGCAGACTGGAATTATTAAAACGATTGATGATTTAATTGAAAAATTAACGAAAGCAAGTAGCATGCAGTACTCCTCATCAACTGGTAGCACTTCTCCAACCAATGGTAATTCTAATAGTGGTTCTAATGGTAATGGTTTTTACTTTCCTACGGACGACAGAGAAAAGCATATTAAAGAAATGATGAAACAGAATAGTGGTGCTTGGTCAGATGCAGATACTGATAAACGCAAAGAGTTAGAACAGTCGAATCGAAATTGGGCAGCCGAACTTGGGGATAACGTAAAATACGACAATGGAACATGGTTTAAGAATGGATTACCACTATATCATGAAGGTGGAGAAGTTGGAGTTGAAGGAACAACGCAAAAGAGTTGGGTAGAAAAAGTACTAAAGCTTAATCCGAATGAGTTGCTGTCTATCCTGAAAAAGGGAGAGGTTGTTCTCAATGATCCGATGCAGTTTATTGGTGATATCGCTAGTCGAGTTATGGGTACTTTGAAGCCGACGATCCCAACTTTTCAAATGAGCAGTTCTAATAGGGAATCTGGAGATTCAACTTATCATTTTGATTTCCATATCGATAAACTTGTTGGTGATGAAAAAGGAGGCCAAGATTTTGCAAAAGGATTTATGAAAAGTCTTAATTTGAGAGGGGTGAATACATAATTTATGCTAGAAGGCACTAATTTCTCTTTTGATGGCAAGTATTCAGTCAACTATGGATTGCTGAATTGTAAAATTGGCGGTGGTTTATTTGATGAGCAATTTGTTGCTAATAAGGATATCAAAGAGACAAGAGTCAGAGGTAAAGATAAGCCTTACCTTCAAGAGGTTGTGCGTGCTCCTCTAGAGTTTTCGTTAACTTTTGCTTTTGAAGACAATTATGATGAAAGTAAAATTCGTGAAGTTGCACGATGGTTGGATACCGATTATTACGCTCCGTTTTTTACAGATTCAAACACGGAGCGGGTATTTTATTGTATGTTAGTCTCTGATTCTAAACTTCTACACAATGGACTAAAGCAAGGTTATGTGGAACTCACTTTTCGCTGCGATGGTCCTTTTTCATACTCACGGTCTTTTGTTTCAAAAACTTATGAATGGCATGATAGTCCACTAACAATTACAAAGCAAACTTTTGCAGATGGAGTATCAGAGAATTTGATTATGGATAGTGAAAACAAGCTGATTATGAATCCAGTGAAACCAAAGTGGTCAGGCCACTCTTCAGCTATAAAATGGATTGATGTGTAGAGAAAGGGGAAGTCATGATGAACAACACGACAAATTTAAATTTAATTAAGCCGGATTTAGATACTGAGATTCACCAAACAATTGCCGATCTAGCAAGTAACTTTCAGAAAATCGATGACGTTGCTGACATATATGGTAGTGGTATGCCTATATCAGGTGATTGGCTAGTTCCTAGAATTAGATGGGAATTGTCACCTGTAGCTGGAGGTAAAATGGGATGGGTTACAATCCGATCTGGTAAGGCAGCGCGTGCTTGGTCGGCTTTAAACCCATTTGTATTAGGTGACTTAATTGTACCGACATTAAATAATGGACACTATTATCAATGCATTCAGAAAGGTATGAGTGCAGTCACAGAGCCAACGTTTCCCACTACTTCTGGAGCTATTATAGAGGATATTAAAGGTGCTTCAGTATGGCAAGTAACTAAATCATATGCTTTGAATACTATTGTGAAGCCTAGTCTAAGTAATGATCGTTATTATATATGTAAAAATTCGGGGGTAAGTGGAATTACGGAACCTACGTGGTTAACCAGTGAAGGAAGTATTACATCAGATAACGGGGTTCAGTGGACATGCCACATCATTGCAAAATGGCAAGAGATGGGTACTTCTGCCCTTTTTAAGCAATTTGGATTAATAGATATGTGAGGTGATTACTATTGCAACTTGGAATTATTTAGCCGCTTATAAAGGGTTTTACACCTCACCTGACATAGCTATTAATTTAGATGGGGATGGTGTGATTTCAAAGATTACGTGGAATGCAACAGTTCCTTTGGGAACATCCCTACAGGTGCAAACCAATGTATCATTTGATAATGGCTTCAACTGGGAGGGGTGGAAGTTTGCTATTCATGGGGGTTCTGTTCCAGATATCTACGCTAATACTCCTTTATATCAAGCTAAAATTAAATATCGGTTTATTGCTGAAACTACCCATAAAACCATTACTCCAACAATTGAGAGTATTGGTTTTTATTTTGAGCCTGTTATTACATACAACAACAAAGGTGATCTGAATGTTAAACCTGAGATATGGATTGACAAAATTGGCAATGGAGATTTCACAATTATCAATACATCCAAAGGAAATGATGAGTTTAAATTTACTAATTTGATCGATCTAGAATCTTTGTATGTGAATAGTGAACGTGAAGAAATTGAAACAAGTTTACCCAATACGTACAGGTATAAGGATTTCAATGACAACCACCTTAGCTTTCCTTATGGAGTAAACATACTTCGAATTAAAGGGAATGCAAAGATTAGATTTAAAAGTGAGTATGTAGTAAAACAAGGATGAAAGTAGGGGGTTGAATGATAGGAGAAATTGACCCAAATAAAAAACCGATAAAGCCACAACTATTTCTATCTAAGCCAGATGGGACTATTATTGCTAAACTTAGCGAGGCTTTTAATATAAAGCACAATGTTAAATTGACTTCTGTGAATGAATTATCCTTTGATTTGCCCTATGAGATATCCGTTGATCATAAAAATGTTTGGAATAAACATATTGATGTTCTTAGAGAACGATACCTCATTAAGGTCAAATTAGGAAACAAAGAAGAATGGTTTATCATCGACAAGCTAATAGATAGCATGAGTGACACTGGAGATATCAAATCTGTAGAAGCTTTTTCACTCGCATATGGATTAAAAGACAAAACACTTAGAAATCTTGTCCTGGAATCTAAAAATGCGAAAGAAGCATTAAATGCGGTATTAACGCAAACCTTGTGGACAATTGATGTTCTCGATGCTGACTATGAATTAACCTATCGTGACTTTGACTTTGCGAGTAATACTGTCTTAGATGCTGTTTATCAGATTGCAGAGACTTTTAATGCAGTAGTGTTATGGAATACCGTGAATCGAACACTTAGCTTAATAAAGCCTGAGTTTACAGGTCTAAACAGAGGCTTGAAGTTCTCATATGGGCACTACTTAAAGTCATTAAGTCGAGAACACAATGCAGATGAAATGGTAACGCAATTAGACGCTTACGGGAAAGACGGATTGTCAATTGAGCAAGTCAGCAGCACAGGACAATCCTACATTCAAGATTTCAGCTATTTTGTTTATCCATTCGATCGAGATGCACAAAAACAAGTGATTACTTCAAGTTATTATATGAGTGACAGCCTTTGTCATGCGCTACTCGATTATAACGAACTACTTGAAAGTAAACAGGGTTTGTTTAACACCTATTTGACGAGTAAAGAAGCTCTAGTAAGTACTAAATCGACGAAAGATGAAGAAATGCTCAATCTCCAGAATGACTTGAAAGAAGCGATTGATATCCGAACCCTGCAGCAATTTGATAATAACATGTGGTTTTATAAAGAGTTGTATTTGGGACTATCTAAATCTTATGTTACAGCTCTTAAATCTGCGGCTCTTTCATATGTTGTCATGTGTAAAGTATCAAGCGTAGATAACATTACAGTAAAACTTGATGGAGTTGCTAAAAGTGTTACTGCAGATCAATGGACTGTACTAGGCAAAATAAAAGGTGTTGCATCTGCAAGTGTTCAAGTAAGTGGATCTGCTTTGAATACAGAACTGTTTATTCAGATCGCGAATACGACTGAAAATGAACATACCACAGTAAACAATGAGGACATGCTGATTAATAAATACAGCGTCGATCATAAAGAGTTGCAAATTGCTGCTAAACAAGATGAAATTAACAGCGTGAAAAGCCAAATTAGTGTTGTTGATGCTAATATTCTGGAATTGAAAACCTTGCTTGCTTCAACTAATAATTTTACACCTATGCAATTAGAAGAGTTAAGTGACTATATCATTCGCCGCGAATTTGTAGATGACAAGTATATTGATCCCAAAGACTTATACAAAGCTGCTCAAGAAAAGTTTGATGAATTGCGAAAGCCACAAACGAGTATCAAAATTGATATTGTTAATTTCTTGGAGATTGTGGAAGAACAGAGAAATTGGTCTAAATTAAACTTAGGCGACGAGGTTATTATTGCTTATGAAAAAATAGGCATTAAAGTCACAGCCAAAATTACTGAAATCAATTTTGATTATGAGAGTTCCAATATTTCGCTAACAATTGCCAGTATTAAGGAAATCAATGATGCCGATAGGAAGCTTGAGAAGTTTGTGCAAAAGGGAATCCATACTGCAGTAACGATTGATTTGAATAAGAATAAATGGAGCAAGACTATCCATAGTACTGGTGAGATTAGTCAGATATTGGAGAACTTCTGGAATAAGACAACCAATGAAATTAATATGGCTAACAACGAATATGTGACTCTCGATAGAGAAGGTATTACAATTATCGATCCCAATGATCCTTCTAGATTGATTCGTCTCACACATGGAGCGATGGGTTTAAGTCGGAGCAGCGGTTTAAAATATGAAACAGCGATTACGGCTGATGGCATTATTGCTGAGCGGTTGATGGGTAAAATTCTCCTTACTGAACGAGTGGTCATTGGCGATGACGATGGGATTTGGACAACTACTGGGGCAAGCACAGAGATTGTAGATCGCTGTGGAAGATTAGCCATGAAATTAGGTTTGTATGATGCTAACCCTGATAAGTTCGGTATGATTGTTAATCGATATGCCTCAACTGCATGTAATGACACCATCGTTACTAACCGAGTCCGGATAGATAGTGAAGAAGGTTACGTCATTGAGACTAAAAAAGGATCGGAATTTGAGAAAGTTGCTTGGCTTGACTCAAATGGGCTTCTAAACATTAAGAAACTTCAAATTGATCATGCCGTTGGGAAATTAAACAACGATATTCAACTTGATAACGAAGGCCTCATTTTCACTCGATCTGATAAAGGCTATCGGACGATCATGGATGCTATTCGAGGTTTTGTCATTCAGAAGAATAATGGAACATCAGAAGTTCCGTATTGGATGGATAAGCTTTTTACGAATGCGAACGGAGATTTGACGTTAAAAGGCCATTTCCAAGCTGGTGAAGGAGAACGAGTATTTACCATTGATGACTCTGGTTTGGCGCTAGGTAGTTCGGTATGGGGAACAGCTCCATTAAGAGCAGATTATTTGGGTAAAGTGTGGATGAACAAGCTGTTCGCGGAAACTGCCGAGATTAAGAACTCATGGTTTAGAGATGGGCATATCGTTGGATCTGATCTTACTATTGGTAGCGGTAATAACGTGCTAAAAATGTTTCCAACGATCGGATTATGGCTAGGGCACGATCAATACGAACTTTCACCATTTCATGTTAATCTTCAAGGTGAAGCTACAATGTCCAAATTAACCATCAAAAACGGGGCAGGAAAGCCTCTCCTGGAAACCACAAATAGTACTTTATACCTCAATAACATGAACATTGAAGGTGTTAACAAGCTGACTGCAGAGCAGATTGCAACACATAATATCACCGCTGAGGATGGGTATATTGCTAACCTCAAAGTGAATTCTTTAGTAACCTTGGAAAATGATGCTGATAAAAATCAATATGTTGATTACATTAAAATTAATGGTAAGACAACTCAGTTTATTACAGCAAAAGTGGTGAAAAAGGAACAAGCAAAAGATTCCTTAAACAATCTATTATGGTGGACTGATTCAACTAGACAATTGTTAACTATTGCAAATCTAGGTAAATCATTAATTGCATATTCTTATGGATTTGAAGGCGAAGGACAAGACATTAACATTAAACGAGAGACTAGTTTTAGTGGTAATGGGCAAAATTCTATTATTGTAGATAACTTTGGTGCAGGTGATGGTCAACACAAAAGAGCTGATGGTTACCAATCTGGGAAAGGGCATATTGAGAAGCGAAATGGAAGTATGGAGTTTAAGTACTTCACTTCTAATATTGCGGATGAGAGAAGTATTAAATTTGTTGACGATAAAATCAGTCTTTATGCTGAAAAATCACTAATCAAGGCTTTCGCGAAAGACTTCAATCTTCACGCGGAGGGTGGGAATCTCACTATTGAACATAGCAGTGGTTCAAAACTGATATTTGATTCGAATGGAGAAGTTACAATAAAATCTGCGGCAGATATGAATATTAACTCTGAAGCAAATATGAAATTCAATGCGGTTGGGAATATCCAAATGACTGCTGCTAGAATTGATTTGAATTAATACTTAAGTTACCTGTCTCACAAAGGAGGTGAATTAATTGTCAGAAGCTGCTTATCATGGACTTCCTATCGCACAAACAATTGCAGCAGGGTTTATATCATACAGGTATAGAAAATGGGAAAAGACTGGGACTCAAACATGCACAAGCAGAGATGAAGATGGGGGATGTAATAACTATGTGGATGACTATGCTTGGAAAGAATACCCGCAAAATTCTAATGCCGTTGACATGGGTACAGTATTTGCATCTTCGAGCGTACATGTAAATGGAAAGGCTGTAGCAACGACCTCAAGTACTACGAATGAAAGTTGGACAAATACAGGCTTTGAATCTGAACTTGTAAGCGCAAGTCCAAGCACTGATGGAATAGGAACAGGAGCTGTAACAAGTGGAAGTTCTACTATATTTGTGAATGGAAGCCCAGTGGCATTTAATGGATCGAAAGTAACCACATGTGTTGGCACTGTAAGTTCCATTCAAGGTGGAAGCTCAAATGTTTTTGTTGGCAGTTAGGAGGTGAAACCTTGCCAGAATTACAAACATATCTCGAATATAATGATCCACTTAGTATTATATATCGTGCAGGGACTCCAAATGATCCATATAAAGATCGCTTAGATTCCTTACCAGTAATCAATAATCAAATTACTTTATTAGAAATTCCATCCGAATTTCACAAAGTAAAGATCTCAGGATATACAGAAATAAATAATGATATATTCCGAGTACAAAACTTAATTAATAGCAATGAGTTTTTGGTGAATTATTCGAATGGTAACATTCAATTTAATCCTTCTGAAGAAGGGAAGACATTACTATGCGAATCCAAGGGTCGCGGCTTAATCTTATATCCTGCATCTCGAATTTACGCTATAGTGAGTCGAAATCCTGATGTCGTTAAAACACTTCAAGACATTATTGATGAAGCTTTGCTTAAGATCAGTCAAGCAAATATGGTCATTAAAGATGTGAAAGTAGCTATTCGCAATGCTGAAGCAGCTACAACAAATGCTAACACTGCTACAGATAATGCCAGTAAAGCAAGAGATAACGCAATATTAGCTACTGAAGAGACGAACATTGCAACATCCAAATCTATAGTTGCCACAACAAATGCAGTATCAGCCGCCCTTGAAGCATTGAATGCACGTGACTTAGCAATTGATGCTAGGAATCAATCCATTCTCTTATGGCAGCATTCAGTTCCATCTCGCGACGTGTTAGAAGCGACATATCCTACTCCTAAAACTGGATGGACTGTCTCAATGGATGATACAGGTGTTGTTTATAGATTCGATGGAACTGAATGGAAGGATATTGGGAATATGGTTGGTGCTGTTCCACTTGTTAACAGTACACTTGATGGATTGATGCGATTCAGTGACTACGTAAAGTTGAAAGCAATCGAACCTAATGCACAAGTCAACTTTGTTCAAGAAGATGCGAAAAATGTGCTTCCTGATTACTTCAGAACTAAGACAATTACTTTTATGTTTGCCTCTGTAATTGATACAGGTTTACAAGAAATAGAGATAAAGTTTCCTTATCATGGAGAGATTACAGATATTACAGCTTCGTGTAGTACGGAGGGTAGTGATGTCACAGAAATTGAAATTGAAAAAGCAAGTGAAGCTGACTATAAGGCTAAAAATCCATGGGCAAATATTTTATCTAGAAATGTATCTATTCATTATGGAGAGAAAGTTGACGATCACGAAAGACAAATTGTTATCCCACAAGTAAACAAGAACGATTATTTTAGAGTTAACGTGAAGAAAATTGGAACAGGATTAGCGAATTTAGTAGTACAAATAGAAGTTAAAATCTAAGGAGGACTTAAATAATGGCTAATGAACCTAGTGTATCTTGGTACGAATATGTAAGTGAAATTGATGCGGCACAAGGGACTCGCCCATTGTCAATGTGGCAGTTGAATACAGTTGAAGCAGATGGAAACAGTGACTTAACCTTAAAAAAATTTATCATATGGAATAATAAAAGTGGGACTCAAGCCGCGCAAACGATGCGCAATTGCACAATTGGTACTAGAGATACGAGTGGTGGTTTTAATCAACCTCTTGTAAAAGAAAGATGGGTAAAGGGACACTTTCCAGTTGGCGCTAACCCATTTGCTATTGGAGCTGTCGATAACGCAGGAGTTCTAACGGCTGTCGAAATGCCAATTAAAGCTGCTTCATCGGCTGCAGCAACAGGCACTGTTGAGGGTAACATAAATGATGGGAATATGGCAACAGCAGGGAATGATAAGAACTATAGCATCTTCCAGTTAAGAATGGTTGTACCTGCTTCTTCTGGAGCAGGACTGGTGCAAGCAAAACTAAGAGTAGGATATGAGATCACTGGTTAAGAATAAAATTTACTTTATTCATTCATTGAGGTGAATTATTAATTGAATATGCTAGAAAAAGTCCATCCCTATTCATTTGTGAGTAGGGATTTTTATTGGGTTTCAGAGTACTTAGATGGAAGCCTTTATCCAGAGTATAATTATCAAACTTTTGAAAAAAACGACTTTGAACGTATTAATAAGGGCTATTTAATTAGATTCGGATATATCGGTTGTGGGTATCGCTTCTACTATGATACTCCAACTGGCATTTTTAATATCGCAGGTAATGCATTTCAATTTTCCTATTTGGTTGATAATGTAGAATACAATTTATCATGCGCTGATACGTTTTACAATGATGTGATTTCATATAAATCAATGTTCTCAGATGCCAACTTTAGCAGCCAAATGAATGTAAGCAATATATCTGAATACCATTTTGGTTATAAGGCTTCTTTTGAAGAGAATGGTGTAAAATTTATTTTCAAAGTTATCATGCATGTTCCATTGGATTCACCCGCTTATTTCACGTTTCATTTGGTTAGTGATACAAGTTTAGATGGAAAATTAATTGTTAGAAAAAACCGTTTTAGATTTGCTGATTTCGAAGCACCACTAGAGAAAAACATTGGTGGAGCACTATCTTGGAATATAGAAATATAGAATGAGGTGATGTGATATGAGCATACAAGATGCTCAGATTATCGTGGAGAAGATAAATGGCACAGTGCCCAAGAACGCTAATTATGTGTTTCCATTCAAAATTACTGCCCCTAATTATGGACAAGAGACTATTACAAAAGTTTTAGAATCTACAAATTATCCATTAGGTACAGGGAAAGTTACTGAAGTTAAGACAGACTCAGAAAAATACAGCAAATTTACCGATTTAAAAGTCAACAATGGGACAGCTTTGCTGATTAAAAGTGGGGATGGATCTGACGCTTTATTTTCAGTGGATAGCGTATCTAAATCTGCTGTACAAGTAGGAACAGGAAATCCAACGGAGTCTTTATTTTTAAGCAAGGGTTTTACAGATAATTCGATTGTTGGAGAACTTAGTACGACTGTGAATTTAAATTATGCCAATGGTCTGGGAAGTGGATTCATATATAAGAAAAGCGTTCCTGATTTATTTGATAGACTTTCTACGATTCAATTTGTTTAAATAGTAATACTTACGAAAGAAAAAAATATTCTTTAAAAAGAATGATTGGAAATGGGAACATATGCGCAACAATTAATATGGCTTAGCGCAGTTCAATATTCGAATTAATAGATCTATATTATGGTTGGTTGGACTTAAATTACTAAGATTGCATTTTTAGGGGATGATGCGCCAATGTCAATATATTATGTTGATGGAATTAATGGGTTAGATTCAAAAAATGGAACAAGTTTAGCATTAGCATTCAAAACTCTAGATAAGGCTTTTGCTTCTATTGGAGCAGGAGACGAAATAAGACTAGTACCAAATAGCGTGTACAAGTACACTAGCACAGTTTTTACATCTGGAATTTATAAATTATCCAGTACTATTGATCGCACTTACGCAACAATAGATTTAGAAACAAAATCAGCAAGTTTTACCCAGAATAAATCATTTTACTGTATTGAATTGAAAAATGTTGGAGCTCTAAATACAAGTGGTGGAACAATATTAAATACCTTTGATACTTGTATTATTGATGGTGGTACAAATTCAGCAAACGCGAGTTTTTGGACTAATTCAAATAAAGTGATCCTTAAAAGATGCATTATCAAGAATTTATATAAAAATATGGGTTCAGCTATGTCGGTTCAATTAAACTATGGAACAACAACAGTTTCAGAAATTTCTAACTGTGTATTTTTTAATTTATTAGGTGTTACTGGCTCAGGAACATATCTGGTGTTTAAAAATTGTATTTTTGATACAGCGACACCAATAAATGCATCTTTTTCAATGGTAGATTCTGTAAAGAGAAGTACGTATGTTGAATATGAATATGTTAATAACACATTATATGGAGTTTATTTGTACTATAATAAATTCTTGATTTCATTGGAAGGTGGAGAAGTTTGTTCTATGAATTTTGCTGACCCCAATTTGAATACAATTCCAGCAATGACTTCAACCACCCTTCCCAATGGTGTTGTTGCCTCAAGTTCGATTGTTGCTGCTAATTATGATTGGCAAGCCTTTGATAGATTGACAACAGGAAATGGGTGGCTTACAGGATTAGCAAATCAATGGATTTCATACCAATTTGTCACTCCAAAAATAATTGCAAAATATACGCTAATTGTAAATTATCATTTCTCTGCCGCACCTAAGGATTGGACTTTTCAAGGCTCGAACGACGGCATTGTTTGGATTTCATTGGACACACGAACAAATGTCATAGATTGGGTCGTAGGTACAAAAAAAGTATTTTCATTTTCAAATAGTAGTGCTTATTCAAGATATAGGGTTTATATTTCGAACAATAATGGTCATTCTTCTTATACAAATATTTCTGAAATAGAAATGATGGAAACCTATTTTGATTTTATTTCTCTTGGAACAAAAACACCTAGCGACAATGATTTCATTAATAGAGGGGTAGATAAGACAACAGTATTTGATCTCACAAAAAATCTTTCAAAAAAAATATCATTAATATCTAATAATACTGCACTTGGTAGTGGTAAAGTGCTCAAACAATCGATTGACACATCACAAATTAAAATTAAGAAAGTTACAATCACGTAGAACATAATGACATTTATGTTTGAAAGGGGGAGTGAAATAAAATGGCAACAGTGGGACAAACGTTAAGCGCACCCGAAACAGGATGGAAAAGATATGAAGAAACGGATAGCTCTTTCACATATGCAGGTGCATCATGGCAGTCGAATTCAGGTGCGATCTACTCAGGAAATTCGGCTAAATACACTTTAACCCCTACGCTTCATTCCGTTAAATTTAATTTTACTGGTAGTAAGATTAGAATTATTTCTTACAGGGGAACGGATAGGAATAGTGCAATAACATTAAAAATTGATGATGTCGCCTATACTTATTCCGCAAATGGTTCTGCTCAGAATGCGACTTTACTATTTGAAAAGATTGATTTAGTTGACGCTGAGCATAACGTTGAGATAAGTGTGTCTGATGCAACTGGTCAAAGAATATTTGAATTTGATGCAATAGATATTGATAGCAACAAAACAATAAAACTGTATAAAACTTTTAGTTTTAAAATATTAGTTCTATCTAATGGCTATTACAGGAAGTTCAATGGAACATCGTGGGAAGTAGTTTCAGCTACACCAACAGAAACAGACTATCTAAATAATGGTATGGATGACATTTCAACAATTCCAGAATCTGCTTGGTCACAATTAACTGGAATTGTTGAAATTGACTGTTGGACTGACAATTTTGTTAAAGCAGAAGTACAATTCAACTTTGAAACTAATCCATTTACACTTGCAGATGTATGGGAAGGAAAATCAATAGAGGTTTTGTGCTATACAGATGATCCTTTAGCAGGAAATCAAAATATGAAAGTATCTATGAACGTCACAGGTCGAAGAAATTTAATCAAGAATATTCCAAACCCAACTATCTTAGCATATAATACCAATCCAAATACAGTCGTTAATGGAAGCATGTCTGGTATTCCAAAAGATAGATATTATAAATACAAAGTGACTATAGATGATACTTCTACACCGAACAATCCCGACGATATCCTTTCAGATTGGTCTAATTGGAAAACAACTAATACGGATACTTCTGTTACTGTACCTGCAGGATACGTGCATAAACTTAATCCATACAACATAAAAGTTGAAGCTCAGCAACTTGATAATAAAATTATTTCAAGCATTGGACAGGTTTTATTGTTCAATCAGTCTCCCGTCTTTATAATGGGTGCGATCTCTTATAACACTTTATCTGTCACACTTGATGACCCTGATGGTGACACCATTCAGTACCAGATTTTATTAAATGGGAAAGTCGTAACACCTGAAGATGGTGGTTGGTCACCACCCCAAACTGTCCCATTTCCAATAGTTTATAAGTTTGATACAACAGATGTATTAATTGGTAAGAGTAATACGTGCACCATTAATGTTAAAGATGAGTTTGGAGTTGTGGCTACTCTTACACTTACTTTTACAGGTGATTACAATGGGATCATGTTTAGTGATGCTTCTGGTTCATACTATTCAACTGACTCAGGGGCGGTTATCAAACAACTTGATTTTGGTATGCTTGTAGCAGGATTCAATTCAGACATTGCCACGATTCGGATTGTAAATAAGAACTATTTTCCAGTTAAAAATATTGAGTTGTCATTTGATAAATCCAAAATTGCACAATACACGGATGTGAAGATGAGCAAATACAGTGGAGATAGTTTTTTAGACTCTGATACGCTTATTTATGATAACGTTCTCAAAAGTGGAGAGTATGTAGAAATTTACATTAGAATTAAAACTCAAATGTTTGCTAATGGTGGATCTCTATTCAAAATTAATGCAAAGGCAAATATTTCAGTTTAGAAGTTCCAATGCAATACAATGGATTGGTGGTAAGCGATGGCATATATAATCATTAATAGCATGGAAGGCAAGTATCTAGTGAAACGACCCTTAGAGGTATTTTTACCTTTAACGGCTGGCATCCGTCTTTCGTTAAGCAGTTCTATCTTAATTCAAGTAGCAATTCCTCCAAACAATCAAATGGAGGGTGTCGTTGAAGTAGCTCACAGACCTACAATTAAAAAGATTATTAAAGTGGCTAGAGATGCTTATGTTAACGAAAGTGTTCCAACACTAAACTATGGTAATAGAAGTCAGTTGCGTGTTGGTGTTGATATGGACGGACACAAGTATAGGTCTTTTTTGTTGTTTGATTTGTCTACTTTAGATAAGGGCTTAACTTTTGTTAGCGCGAAACTCAACCTCAATGCAGCAAATCCTATATATTCAATTGACCATATAGAAATATCGACATTGAATAAGAGTTTTGATGAGTATGGGATAACTTGGGACAATCAACCATCAAGACTAAAATTTATCGATATTTTAGAAGTTGATAAAGGTTCCGAAAAACTTATTTTTACATTAACGGATGTAATAAAAGAGTGGTATCTGGATTCTAGGACGAATAATGGCATTCTATTAAAAGAATTTAACAACTCATTAGATAAACTGATCTCACTCCATTCTAAAGAAGGGGGATATCCTCCCAATTTAGAAGTTGAGTATTTCGATCCTACATTTGGAGTTCCAAAACAAAGCACTAAGCTTATATCTTTAACTGTCCTAAATAAAAAGAGTTCGTCTATTCCAATTAGTGTAAATGTAATTACTTACATGAGAGATTCTACTGTGCCAATTAACATGCTTGTTAAAAGCATAAGAGGTGAACTTTGGGTCGAGTCAAGAATAACTGTTAATAAGCTACCAATAAGTTTGACTGTAAAACAGGTCAGAAGTGATTCTATCCCTGTGGAATTCAAGGTTAGTCATCTGCTGGAAGATGTCATTCCACTTGGAATGAATGTGACTCAGAATAGTTTACCAACTCGATTCAACGTTAGAGCGATAAGTGAATTATTATTGGAATCCAAAATCTCAATCAGGGCAATTCCACTTTCACTTTTAGTAAGTAAGAGAGATTTAGACGTTAGTTTAAATGTTAGGACTCTTAGTGAAATTCCAATTTACATGTCGGTTAGTAAAAAAGGCATCCCAATTGAGTTTTCAGTGATGAAGCCTAGTTCTATTAAAATCGAAGCAAACGTTTTAAAGAGAAAAAATGAATATCTCAATGTTTCATTTAGCATTGGACGAACTTCTATACCAATTGAATTTTACTATAAGCAAGGAACTTCTATTCCGATTGAGTTTTTATTATTAGGCAAAAGATTCAATGAATTGCCTTTAACCCTATCAATCTACAAAAGTGATTACTCTGTAGTCCCAATTGAATTTGAAACACAAGCTATCTCAGATTTACTTATTAGCATGGATGTGTTTAGTAGAAATTTAGATGTTTCTATGTTCGTCCTTAAAAATAAGGAATCGTTTAAGAACCTTGAAATGAATGTTAGAAAGTTTGATTCCTTGCCTTTAGAACTTCACGTAACTAAGTTTAAAGACCTGCTGGTTTACATGGAAGTTAAAAAGATATGGTTTAGTGATATTGGAATTAGGTTGGTTATTGGTGGAAAGGGTAAGCAGAAGAGAAGTTATGTGTTCATTATGTAGGAGTTGACTGAATGATTAAAGAAAAGATAGAGAAAATGATATTTAATAAGAAGGAATCAGGAGAATCAGATTTTAGTGAAATTAAAGATCAGATTATGATTTATGCAAATGTAGAACTGATTAGCGAGGATGAAAAAGACTATTTGAATTTTTTGATTGGTTAATGGTGAATTATTAACTGTGTGGTTCATACGTGGTAATTTAAGGGGCGTCGGTCAGACGCTCTATTTGTTTTCAATAAGAAGGTGGCTGACAGTAATGGGAAGCGAAATGAACGAAGGTGAACGTTTGGTAAAGTTAGAAACTGAAGTAGGGGCTGTAAAAGAAGCAGTATTTGACATGAAAAAAATGCTCACGAATCAACATGAGAATTATATAACAAAAGAAGTATTAGATGAAAAACTAAAGTCACTAGACAAAGATGTTCAAGGACTTCAAAAGGCTATAGATCAAATAAGATTAGAGAAACAATCAAATAAATCAAATCTTCCAGTATGGTTGGGCATTCTGCCATCTATAGCCGCGGTGGTTGTAGCCATCATTGCTATTTATAAATAAAAAAGGAGAATGAAAAATGAATATTGATAAAGTTAAAGTACTACGTTACGTTTCACTGCTATTTGTGATTTTAGGAATTGCCAATAAGGTAGCAGGTCATTACGGATATCAACTACCTGAAGCTGAATTAGAATTTTGGGCTGATGTAGTAAGTGCTATTGCGACTCTTGTGTTTGGGATTACCCTTGATAGTAAAGTAATCCAATCATTGTTTAAAAGTAAGAGTGGGGTTTAATGCAACTAAATCAAATCCTATCGAAGAGTGAAGCAAGAATAAGTAAATTGAATCCTATTGTAGCCCAAGGGGCACGACAACTCATTATCGCGGCATTCAACGAAGGTATCAATATTGTTATCGTTCAAGGATTGCGCACATTTGAAGAACAAGCAGCGTTATACGCTCAAGGTAGAACAACCTCTGGACCCATCATAACAAACGCTAAGGCTGGATTCAGTTATCATAACTATGGAATTGCAATCGATTTCGCCTTATTAGCCGATGATGGATATAATGTTCTTTGGACTGTTAATTCTAAGTGGAGACGAGTAGCGGAGATAGGTAAATCATTGGGGTTTTCTTGGGGTGGAGATTGGACAGGAACGCTGATTGATAATCCACATTTAGAAATGACTTTTGGATTGAGTATTAACGATTTATTGAATGGTGCAAAGCTACCTGAATTAGAAGCGGATGAAGATTTAATGAATAAAGTACTTGAATATGAACAATGGGTATGGGATGAGTTAAATACTTACTTAGGTTGTGCTTACAATGAGGGGCATCTTGAAGACTGGAAGTGGGTTCAAGCTGCAAGAGATAAGACATTAACGTACAAAGACCTGATCTTACTTAAAGTTTTAATTGATGAACGTAGACGGAAGAAAGCATAAAACTTTATTTGGGGTGTGGTAGCTAATGTTCTAGCTACTATGCCCCCGAAATTAACTGTAGATGTAAATGGAAAAATACGCAACAAAAAAACCCTTATGCATCAAGGGTTTAATCGTTTTTGTGGTATGACCTGTAGTGGGCTCGAACCACTGACCCCTACCCTGTCAAGATAGTGCTCTCCCACTGTAAGTAGATATACAGTAAAAACGGTGCTAGAGCAAAAGCTATTTGTCTCATTAAAATCAAACAAAAGAAAAAAACTACCTGCAATTTAATACGCAAGTAGTTTTTTTCGTATAGGACGAGTGGGGATCGAACCCACGACCCCTACCCTGTCAAGGTAATGCTCTCCCACTGAGCTACCGTCCTGCATATGGGAACTTTAACAGTATACAATGAAAAGAAATTTTTTTCAACTCTCAATTCATTTACATAATCGGGGAGGGTTCTTCCTTAAAGAAGGTACCCGTTGAATACTTATTGAACTTGATCTTTAATCTTATAAAAGTAATGATTTCTTTACTTTTTAGTGTTAAATAAATTATTACTAGACAAAAACAGAAAAAAGTAAGCGATTTTAATTGACATCATCTAATATTTGGCTTATTCTAATTGTTAGGAAAACATATGGGAGATGATCAGTCATGATGATTACTGAAAAACATCCCGAATTAAGTCCTGCTACTAAACAATTAAAGACTATCATGATTGGGCTTTACAAGGGTCTGGAGAAGCATAAAGCAAAAATTGAAAACTCTAAAAAGAAGAGAACTGCAAAGAACTATCTTCCAAATCAAAGAGCCACATATGTGAGTGACGAGATTGCGGAAACAATAGAGGCAACTGACTCATCTTTATCTGTTGTCATCCAAAATTCAGCAAATCACGAATTCGTTGTAATAAAGATAGAAGAGAATAATGTGAATGTAATTGTCATGCATTTACGTGAGGGAGAAGACCTTCCAACTAAGTCTCGATTCCGTGGCAATTATTCAGCATATCATAATGATCGTTTGAAAATACATAGTATTAAGTCAGAACCAATAGGACAACTAGAAGCAATACTTCAAACATTTAATGATACAATTGCACCCATTGTCTTAGATCATACAACGCTTCCTTTCACTTGGATTGTTACATATGATGGTCGGAAGTATACTGATTCTACAATAAAAATTGGCGCACTAGCTCCTGATCAAGAAAATTGGATATTCCGAGATGATATTACTGGATTTTTTAGATCTTGTGTAAACGATGTTCCAGCCGAGCTTTTACCAGAAGAAGAAAGTACATTCGGATCAGACACAAACGTAGTTTACATTAGTTCAATAGAGAAAAACATACAAGAGACAGAAATACCTCTTGAATTTAAACCGAATGTAGTTTCTCCTATAAAGAAGGAGAATGATTTAGATGGGGACAGCATTTAATGGTAAGGCTTTAAAAGATGCAAGGCTAGCTAGAGGATATACTCTGATTGAACTCTCTAAAATGATTAATGTTTCAAAACAAGCTATCTCTCAGTATGAAGCGAATATAAACCCGCCTAAAGCCGAAGTTTTAATGAGAATAATTAATACATTGAAATTTCCAAGGTATTATTTTTATTCAGACATGGGAAATCGGTTTGAAGGTAATACTTTTTTCAGGGCCAATTCCTCTGCTACAAATCGTTTAAGAGATATGCAGAAAATCAGAGCAAATTGGATTGCACATATCAGGGATTACTTGGAAAAGTTTATTACCTTCCCAGAATTAAATTTACCAGATTTGAGTAATTATGAAGATTCTATATGGGATGATGTTTCAATTGAACACCTTGCAGCACACGTTCGTTCCTATTGGGGACTGAGTGATAAACCTATTACTAATTTGATAAATGTCTTGGAGAAGAATGGCATAATTGTTTCTTCAATAAAATTAGATTCTGATAATGTTGATGCATTCTGTCAATTTAGGCAACCCGATAAAGCAATGATTGTGTTAGCGGAAGATAAGGAAAGTGCAGTTAGAAGACAATTCGATGCAGCTCATGAATTAGGCCATATTCTAATGCATAAGTTTGATGTGGATAATCAGACAGAGTTACCAAAAGAACAATTTAAACTTATGGAAGCCCAAGCTGATAAATTTGCATCCTGTTTTCTATTAACTGAGAGTACGTTTAGAAAAAGCATAGAAATAACGTCTACCACTATTCAAGGATTTATTGAACTAAAGAAAATATGGAATGTGTCAATTGGAGCTATGGTACGAAGAAGTCGCGATCTTGGATTAATTAGCGAAAGTAGATATACTTCAATTCAAAAGCAAATGTCAATGAAAAAAATGCGTAAAAGAGAACCTCTTGACGAGATCATAGAAATTAGTGAACCTAACCTACTTAAACGTGGTATCATCATGCTTATTGATGCCAAAGTTAAGACAAAAGCTGATATAGTCGAGGAGATTATGTTGCCTTCTGAAGAAATTGAGATATTATGCAGTCTGGATGAGAAATATCTAACTGTAGTCGAACATGAAGCTGTGTTATCTCTTAAATCTAATAAGGATTTGTCCGAATCTGTTATTGGCTAAAAAGAAATTGATTCAAATAGGGAAATCTTCTAATTAAACTTATAAGTGTTTCGTTATCGACTATAGAGAAGGTATTCTTTTTCACTAAGACTTTCAAAGGGAATAACCCTCTCTAGAGTCGATAACTGAGTTCTTATAACCCCAAAATCTCATCTGCAAATTCACAAAGTTCACCACTTACAGATTCCACAATTCCACTCCACTTACTAAAGAATTAATACAAATTATAAACTCTATCTGCAGCGTTCCATCCTCTTAATTTTATATGGTAATATTAAACTATTAACGTAGGAGAGGAAGAATATCTATTGAATCGTGAGCGAATTAAAGCTATATTACCTGAAGTTGAAAAGCTAATTGCTTTATCTAAAGAGTATCAAAGGAAATTGAATAATGGGGTATCAAGCTATTTAGCAGATGTAGAAGTTAATAGCTACTTAAGTAAGTTTGATCTTACTGATATTATCTTGATTGAGGCATTAATGTACATAGGACGTGAGGATTATATCCCGCGGGAAAGATACGAGAGCGAAGTGGACTATTATAGAGAAGTAGAAGAGTTCTACGAAAGATACGATGTTGATGATATTGTTGGAAATAAGGTTGAATCTTTATTTAGAAATAGTGATACAAAGCTAACAAGGATAGAGCAAATGGTTTCAAAGACACCACTTTCTCAATACCTAGAGCAAGGGCTTCACGTAATCAGAGTTAAGAGGAAATTGGCGTAAGTAATTCTTGTGAATTAGTGGTTGATATCAACAGGAGAAGTCAAGATGAAACAAATTATAATGATTGAAATTTAACAGAAAGTAGGAAACAAGAGGGTACCTCATTAATTAGGGTACCCTCTGCTCATTCAGATAAACACCATCACATACTTACCATTATAATCTTCTTCGCCACATTCATCTGTAGTTTCAATTTCCTCCCATTTGTAATAGCCATTAACACATCTAAGAATCGTATCTCTTATAATAGCTTGTTCACCAACATAACCAATCCATTCCGTTATTTCCTCAATCTTGGCCAGCTCTTTATTTACTTCGTAAAAACCATCATATCCGAGCATGAAAGGGTAGAGGCCTTGATCAGATAAACTACGGTCAAAGTAAACAGGAAACCATGTTGGTTCAACATAAGCATTATCTTCGCTGTAATACTCTCTATAAAGCGTTTCTAGCTCATCACTGTTCATATAGTTGATATGTTCAATCTGACTTGTTACCGCCACTCTATGACCTTTCAGTAAGCTTGCAATGTAGTCCGAGTGAGTGCCACTCAATTCCATATCTATGATTGCTAATTCATGAGTTAATGAGTTCAATTGGTTTTCCATATATTTGTTACCTCCGAATGTAAATTATTAAATTTTTGAATATATCCAATGTCTTATTTCATTTTTATTAAATGTGGGTTATGATTATTAAGAAATCTTTATAATTCAGTTTTGGAGTGTAAGAGGGTAGACTGTTCGCTGCAATTTACTCTCAAACTTCCTATAAATTCAATCAATTGTCATCACATCCGTTTCCTTTGATAATTAAAGTTTACCAACAATTAGGCGATTTTTAAACTAGCTGAATTGTGATTTTAGAGGTAAATGTAGGATTGATTTTCCAGTTATAATATGCATTTGTGTTATATTTTGTCGAACTTTTGTCGAATAAAAGGAAAAAAAATAACCCTTTCGGGTTAGCATTAATGTAAAAGTACGTTTATTTTTGTTGCAGATAATGTCTTCATATCAGAAATATCTTTCTCTTTACCAAGTGCAGGTTTTAAGGCAGAATCTATAAATTTTGCATAGACTTGAGTGAAAATTAGATCCTTACTATCGCTAAACTCCTCAGAGAATACAGCCCAATATTTAAATGAATCATAATATAACACCTTATCCATATTAATTAAAACCTTACTGTGGGCAACAACGAAATTCTTCATCTGAGTTAACATTTCTATAATATCAATTTCTTTGTGAACATATATGTAAGTATCAGTTTTGGTTGTAATCACAGCTTTTGTTGTTCTTGTACATTCTACATAAAGTATTTCATTTATCGGCAACCACTCGGCAACTTTTGTCTTCTCATTTGTTACGAGTAGTGTTTTTCTATCGTTTATGATATTAGCAATGTCTTCAATTACTTCCTCCTCTACATCACTACTTCGAAGTTGATTAAGCAATTCTGTTAGTCTCTGTAGCATACACTTATCCCCCAATAATCACTATTAATTGTTTATCTATAATTATAAAACGATTCTCTCCCAAAAGAAGTTTCAATGAGAGAGAATCATTTATAACTTCTTTTAATTAAACTTGCTCAGGATCATGTAAAAAAAATACTTTGCTAGTTACTCCAATAATTACAACAAGACAAGTAATCAATAAAACCATAGCTAGTTTTTTCATATATGCTAGACCTCCTTTTTATCATTTTTGAGGCCATATACTTCAGGAGCATATTCGGCTTCATTTCTCTTTATAGAAAAGTAAATTAATATTAAAGTTATAATAATCAGCCCAACAAAAACAAAAATAAAGTATTGTATAGTTAGTGATTGATTAAAAGCATAAAGAAGGGCAGTAGAAAGAATTACACAAACAATAACAGTACCTATGAAATGGTTCATTTTTTTTATTTTTGAATCTGCTCTAAAAGCGAAGCCTTGCTGTCTAAAGATTTTAAAGCTAATACAAATAAATAAGCAAAAGATGAACTCGATTAGTTGAAAAGTATACGTCTTTACAGTAAACGCATCTTTTAACTCTTGCATACTATTAAAATATCCAGCATATATAAACAAACCAATGAGAATAGCTTGCAAGAATACAAAAATAATATAACTTACTGAAGGAACGACAATAGAATACATCCAATTGCGTTCTTTAAAAACAAACTTAAATAACATTATTAGCGAAAATATTTGTAGAACTACGAATATTTCTCCAACATCATATATGACAAAAAAATAAGAGAATAGGGACATAATTACAGATGTTGAAATTACCTCTTTTATGTAATACTTAATCGTAAATTGAAAAATTGTGAGCATTAAAATAATGACGGATAAGAATTCAATTGAAGAGAAGATCATAAAGTTAACAAAGTTAATCATGATTTCACCGTTTCTTCCTGATTGGTATAAGTGTCATGGAACTAACGAAGAGTGCTGCATCTATAACTTGATTATTTAGAATAATTACCACAAGACATATAGCTATCGAGAGAAACTTTCTTTTCCTAACATTTGTTCTATGACTTCGCTTAGTTGGTGCAAAAAGTAATATAAATATTGCTGCTAACGATAAGAATATGTAGCGATGATTTTCTATGAATGGGGCTGCTAAAGGTAAGATAACCAATAAGCTGCTAGTAATGAAAATGCAGTGTTCAGCCTTCCTCAAGTGAAAACCACCGTTTAATGTTCGCAACAAACCGAAAACAATTAAACCAATCAAAGTATTTATTAAATTGTGAACCATTATTCCAGTAGCTAGTGAAATGAGAAGTATTGAGTAGTTGATAATGACATTAGATATCTTAGTAGATAGCTTTTTCATATCTTCTACCAATCCAATTTCAACTACTATGGATAACTTGTTTGCTATTCTATTAGATAAAAATGCTACCACTCAAACCCTCGTCTCTATTTCATTTATTTTCCAGCGTCTTCATTACTAATATACATCGCACATTTACTTTAGTCAACTTAATATCGTTATTTTTATTTTATACTCCTATTCGATCACACTTATGTGCAACAGTGAAGGTACTCGTTTCAATAATTCTTTTTTTCATACCGACATCGGTACATATCTGTTTAAGTACTTCTAAATCATCACTTTCAATTACCTTGCCATTTGGCTTGTAGAGTTTCCATACATCTGGATTAGTACTGATTAATTGTTGAATGCGATACTTTTTCATTGTGAGTGCTCCTTTCTGGGCAGGATTAATAAGCTTTTAATTGGTATTATAGTATTATTTTTATTATAATGATTATCTATTTCAAGGGGAGAAGTACGCTCCCTCGGGCGGTTTACCGCGACCATATTGCCCGATGGACAAGATGGGTTTCGACTGATAACCAATCAGCAGCTCATCAGGCGGTTATAGTTTACTCAACGTACTAGATGTATTGTTCTTGTAATTATTCATTGTTTGGACATAATGACGATCAATGATTTCAATAGAACTATGTCCAGTATGTTGACGGATAGTTGATAAATCAAAACCTTCATCATGTGCCGCTGTTATGTGTCCACTTCTAAGCGAATGCCCAGCGTAGAGTTCAGGATTGAGTCCAGCAGCCTTTGCATGTTTTTTTACAATATCAGCTACTGATTCACCCGAAAGTCGTTCACCAACGTTATTGGCCTTGTTGACTGCACGAAATATAGAATCGCTTTTGATTCGTGCTTCTTTTAACCAGACAAGAAGCGTTTCGATTGGACAATAGTTGTTGTTAGCAGGGAGAATTACTATTTTTCTTTGCTTTTTCTTCTTTTGCTCGAATACGTCAATCTCCAAGCCTTTATCAGTAAAAACCAAATCTTCCATATTAATTGAAACAATATCACCACGTCTTAAGGCAGTAGACCATCCAAGTAAAATTAATGCTTTGTCCCGTTTTCCTTGCAATGTACTGGTGTCAATCACATCAATGATTCTCTTTAAATCATCTAATACCATAGCTTTTTTGGAAGTAGAATGATTACCTTTTGTTCGTGCAATAGAATCCATTAATTCTTCAACAATTGGATGAGTAGTGTTTGACATAAGTTTGGCCATTTTATGTGCTTTCGAGATGGATGAAATTTTCCTTTTTATGGTTGAATGTTTGCATGTTTTGGATTCTTCAGATATGAAATGTATCAAAGTTGCTTCACTAGCAGGTAAAGGGAGGTAATTGAATTTAGAGCAGAACTGCTTAAAGTTATTCCAATCAGATTCATATGCAAGTTTGGTGTTAGCGGCTTTAGCGTTTTCCAATATTGATGCAATTCTTTCTTGATCCGCTTGAGGCATCGCTGAAAGATTTATTTCATTAGATAACATGAACATATGGATGACCTCCTTAGATTAATTTACCGCTACGCTTTCCATAGAAGGAAAACGTTTCGCTAGAATCTCACTAGCTCATCAGGCGGCTTAAAAGATGGCTTCACTAAAACTGCATAACTCTTTAGTGAATGAATCACGAAGTTTAGTCCATCCATTTAGAAATGCATTACAATCAAATTCAGTGAAATGCTTTTTGACCATATCGACCAACCAAAACTCTGCATTTTCATCTTCGCCAAACTCTGGATCTTCTCCGTGAAGTACCACCAAGTCAATTAATTCTTCTTTAGCTGTTTTAGTGTTTGTCATATGTATATCGCTCCTTTAGAATATGTTTTGTTGTTGCTACCTAACTAGAGAGTCGTAAGAACAGCTACATTTGTTGCATTGCCATTCCGAAACAGTAGTGTTCAGCCGCTTCGTCAACTGGTTTTGTTTTAACAATTTCATATGATGATCCTATGTATGAAGGTAGATCCTTGAGCTGTGTGTAAAAGGTATCGCGGCAATGGGTGAAGGATACAATAACATAACCTTCAGTAACCCAGCCTTGAACCGTTTCATGGAACTCAGCTTTGGTGTAGAAGCCAAATGGTGGTACAGATACAAGGTCTTTACCGCTAATAATGATTTGCTTCACCTTAGAGTCCCATGCAGTTTTTTGTTTCAATTGAAAAGGTGTCATTGTGGTTAGCTCCTTTATTCGTATCTGTGGTAGTTTGAACTTGTTATAGGTTGGTTAGCTCCGTACTCTGCTCGCCACTTTGAAAGCTTATTGCGCCACATTTTAACTTGCTTTTCGTTACCTGCCTCTCGTGCCAGCCTGATCTTTTCAATAATTTGATTGTAGCGATTGCTCATTGAGGCAACTCCTTAATTTTTCGTTTGTTTAACTCGATACTCATATAGTATCACTTAAATAGTGACACGTCAATAGTGTATCTTTATATGTGATACTATTTTTATTTATTTTTTTAAAGTAATATGTTATCTTTTATATATCGCTTTTTAAGGAAAGGACATTGTGAGAAGCTATGTCAAAAATTACTCTTCATTTAGATGAAATATTAAATGAGCTTGGAATAACTAGAAATCATTTAGCGGTGGAAGCGAAAGTTAGACCAACAACGCTTTTAGAAATGGTTCACGGCAAAACTCAAGCAGTGAAGTTTGATACATTAATCAAAATTCTTGATACTTTGAATATTATTGCTTTTAAGAATTGCTTCGAACGTAGATACACCATAGGTGATTTAATTAAATATGAATTCACTTTAAGAATGGTCAATGGAATACCCATTGATTTAATGGATGACGATTTTGAAGAAGTATAGTCTTAGTTCTCAGTGGCTTAGCAAGCCGCTTTTTTTGTTCCTATATTTGGAACATTTGTTCTTATTTCGGTATTCGTATTGTAATATAAAACACTTGTTTTGTAAAACAAAACATTTTACGTTGAGTGTAAAGTAAAAAATAACAATTATGCTAATTTGTATTTGGTGTTATTCTAATCATGCAGGAATATCCTGTAAACTAATCATAAGGGAGAATGATAAGAAGAATGACAAATGAGATTCAGGTAAAAGGTACAGTTAGTTTTATGGGGAAAGAGATCCCAAAAGTATTTGGAGGGTTCGGAGAAGACAAGCCAGTGTTGTTGGCAAAAACAATTGCGAAGATCCATGAAAGAGATTTGTTTAAAGTTAATGAGTTGATTAACAACAACATTGAGCAGTTTAATATTGAAGGTGCTACGGATTTGATTGATTTAATCTCAATCCTTTCGAAGGATTCACTTTTAGAGTTTGGGTTCACAAAGCAATCTATTGCAAACTCAAAAAACATCTACCTCTTATCTGAGCGTGGGTATAAAATTCTAATCAAGGCTATGGAAGATGATATGTCTTGGGAAGTATATCATAAGCTATTGAATGAATATTTTAACTTCAAAGAGCAACAGCAGTTCGACCTTTCGAAACTTTCACCAGAATTGATTATGTTCAAAACCTTATGGGATGGATTAGCTAAAACTCAGTTGATAGCACTTGAAAATCAAACAGAGATTAAAGAAGCTAAACAAGAAATTAAACAAGTACAGAATGTTGTTGATGATATCCGCGAGACGATTGTCCAACGTGATGACGATTGGAGAGATTCAATCAACCAACTAATAAAGAAGGCTGCTAAGAATTTGGGTGGACGTAATGATGACTTTGTGACTGTTAGAAGGGAATCATATGAACTACTTCAAGAACGTGCTAGTTGTCGCTTAAAACAACGGGTTAAGAACATTCAAGATAGGATGCGTGAACAAGGCATTAGAGAGACAGACGTTAAGAAAGCAAACAATCTTGATGCAATCGAAGCAGATAAGAAGTTAAAAGAAATCTATTTTAGTATTGTTAAAGAGCTTTCAATTAAATATGGAAATGATAAAAGGGTAGTGTAAAGTAAAAATAATACATATAAACAAAGTGTGGTTACTAGATGAATAGGCAAAGTAACCACACTCATTTTTAATGAAATCGAGGTGACTATATATTTATTGTGTTATACAAAAAGTTGTCAATAAAAAAGTCAAGTATCAAGGCCAGTCGAAGCAAAGTGATGATGGGGAAATGATGAAACTCATTAACAGGTTAAAAGAGGAATGGAAAATAGAAGCTTCCAAAACTAGCATAAGTTAAAGAAGAAGGCACAAAATGTTGATCCATATAGTGGAAAGTGTTTTAATATATATACAACAACTAAAGGAGCGACAAAGATGACAATAAACCAAGAAGATGAAAGTAAAAGTGAAAAAGAATCGTTGCGTAAATACATTCTTAACATGGAAGTTGAAAAAGTCGAGTTCAAAAAAGCAGTAGTGGATTACATTGGTGTTTGGTACGAAAAGAACGCAAGAAAGTTGATTACCGATAATGAAGAAACGCTCAAATTACTAGATACTGCTATATTAAAAGCATTTAAAGAAGATGTACGCAAGCTAATTGAAAATGCTAGTGAGTATGTAGAGAAATATTTTGATGATGAAAAATTGTGGTGGCACACTAACGGACATAGAGCTTTAGTTTTTAATAATTCGGAATTACCAAGTGAAATCAATATAAGCTTAAAAGCGTTAGCTGGTGAATTGGGAAGTGTGTTGGATAGACATGAATTAATACTAATTAGTGGATCTAGTGCAATTTCAAGGATGGAAAATATTGAACAGTTGATTCAATCCTATGAAAAGTATGATACGTTGACTCTTCGAGCAGAACTATTGAAAGATATTATTAATAGTAAAGAAAAGAAAATTAAGGACAATTCTAAGGTTGAGGATAACTCTATAGGCGATTTGTGGGATTCATTGTAAGCCATTATACATTTTAAATAATTTCCCTGACATTTGTAGTGTCAGGGTTTTTAGTGTTTACTTTTGCTATGTGATTTCTATTGTTATCAATTGGCTAATCTTTAGAGTTTGACATATAATGGGAAATTGTATTCACTAAAGGGTATCCATCAAAATCATTTTCCTACATGATGAACAACTGATGAAAGAACAATTTTAATGCGAGTTATATAGATAAATTATTTTAAAGTAAAAAATTAATTTAGGGTTTAAGGAGCCTATTAAGGGTTCTATTTTATTCAACTTTATCAAGAACTCTAGTTTTTGAGATACCAAATATTAGAATATTAATATTACTAGAAACTAACAAAAATATATTGTCAATATTCCTATGTTTTCCATTACATAGTATAATATGACTATAAAATTTAAGGGGAACTCTACTATGAGGAAAAAACTACAAGTATTCATCTCTTCGACTTTTACAGATTTGAGAGATGAAAGACAAGTTGCTGTAAAATCTGTCTTAAACACTGGACATATTCCTGCTGGTATGGAGTTGTTTACAGCTGGAGATGAATCACAAAAGGAAATAATTAAGAGATGGATAGATGAGTCAGACGTCTACGTATTAATTTTAGGTGGTCGTTATGGATCAATAGACAAAGATACAGGTAAAAGTTACACACATTGGGAATATGACTATGCAGGTGAAATAAGTAAACCACGATTCGCTATTGTTTTGAGCGATTCCGCGATACAAAACAAAATAGTTAAAATTGGATATAAAGATGCTACAGAACAAAATAATCCACAATTACTTAAGAATTTTAGAGAAGATTTACTAGGAACAAAACTAATTAGTCCTGTGGATGACGATAAAGATATAGAGATTAGTATCTTCAAATCATTGAGGGAGATTGAAAATAGAAATGATTTATCGGGTTGGGTATCTGGCAAGGATGTTCCAGATGTGAACGGATTATTGAATGAAAATGCGAGACTATTGAAGGAAAACGCAAAGTACTTACTTGAGATTGATAAGTTAAAGGTTAAATCATCGAAAACTGATTTAATAAATGGGTACGAATATGATGAATTAATTAAAATATTAACAGATACAAAAATTGTTTTGCCTAAAGAAGTTGATCCTGATACAAAAGAGATTAGTTATTTGCAATTATTCAAGTCTGTCAAAAATCATTATGCTGTAGGAATCAGTAATGCTTATGGTATGAATGAAAGTGCAAAGTTATTATTTTTTAAAGTAGCTCCCACATTAATGATCTATGGTTTAGTTGATAAAGTAAAATCAGGAAAATTAGAAAAAATCCAAACGTCTAAGGAAGGATTTAAATTTCTAGCGAGGTTAGAATTAGATGGGATTCAAGATGATAAAGAAGAAGTCGACAACAAAGGTAACGTTACCAAGGCAAAACCAACTATAGAGAAAGAAACAGCTACAAAAAGAAAACTAAAGGAAAAAGAGCAATCAGCAAATTTACGATAATTTGTAGTATTGTAGTTGATTACTTATTAATCCGTAAAAAAGAACCTTCAAAAACACTGTAAAAGTGGAGTTGTCGGTTCTTTTTTTTCAAACTTTTATGTAACAGGAAGTATTGAGTAGGCAAAAATAAAACATGAAGATGATAAAGCAAAATAAAAACCTCACTTTTATTAGGTGACATAAAGGAGATTAGTTAATGCTAAAACTAAACGATTTTATTTTATTGAAGTCCATATATAGCGAGGATCTTCACAATGCCATTCTAAAGCATGATTCCGCGGCAATGAATACAATTGTACAAAGAGACTATTCAGAGGAGCTAGAGGACGGTTATGTAAGCTTAGAGGTCATTTATACTAAAAATAATTAAATCAACATTTTAGATAAGGAGAAACAATGAAATTGACAAGTATATATAGAAAAAATAAAAAGTAAAGTAATAGTTGACTTAATGTATATATCAATGTATTATGGTATTAAGCGTTAGACAAGGGGGTGCAAGCATTGAATCAAGATGACGCTATCTTAAAGGTAATAAAGAAATTGTCTGATCTAGGTTCATACATACTTACAAATCATGCAACTGATCAGAGAATAGTAAGAGGTATGAGCATACAAGATGTTGAAGATGTACTTTGTAACCCTACTAAAATTATTAGAACCGATGTCATCAACTCAATATCAACGTATAAAATTGAGGGTGGTTTTAAAAAGCAACGGTTAGCTGTAGAAATTTCAGGCCAAAATGTAGTTATAGTGATAACGGCTATGGATTAATAATCCTAGCCTTATCTTCATAATATATATACAGATTAAACACTAGAGAATGCGGAGAATATACAGTTTTAACACTGGAGTTTATCAGATGTAGTACTGGAGAATATTAGATTTAACCTAGAGAATATCAGAGTTTTCTATTATGTATAAGGGAGTGTAAAAGTATGTTGAATTTTAATTGCGTTAATTGCAGGAAGGACGTGTTTGTTGAAAAATTTATTTCGAAGGAATATGAAGTTGATGGGAAAAAGTTGGTGATTAGTGGGATTCCAGTAATCCAATGCTCCAATTGTAATGAATCATATTTTGACAAGAAAGCATCAGAATATATTGATAATCAAATTAAAATTTTTAAATCAGAGGGACTCGAAAATAGAACACGCGAACTAGCGAAGGCTAAAGGATTGACTCAGGAGCAGATTGGAAACCATTTAGAACTTAGCAAACAAAGGATTAGTCAAATTTTTAGCTCTGAGAGTATTGATATTAAAATTGCTTATAAATTGTCTAATATAATGAAAGAACCAATTCAGGAAATATTCAAACTTCACAACATAATCCAAAGAGAAGACAAATATTATATTGAAAATTGACTGAAAATAATTATATAGATGCCAAAAGCCCATATAAGGTTATGGGCATTGGCATTTTTGTGTTTTAGTACAATGTAGATTTTTTAGTGAGTGCTTATATTTAGATTGGACGTTTTGGTGGTAATTGAACAACTAACTTATAGGACTTACCGAAATAGTTACCTTCTAAATGCAAAATGTCCTCATTCTCGAAATATGAAAATGATACAGGATATCTATTGCTTGAATTTGGATAATGTTCTTGGAATTCAGCAGGAATAACACCATCTTCGTCCCATACAAAGTAAATACGACTATAGTTAGTTTCTACACTTGCATACACTTGGTAATAATTGTTGATTGTTTCTTTACCATTAACTCTAGCAATCACATGAACCTTATCTCCTGAAAGTGGTTCGTCCCTGTAATTTATAACTACTTGGCGAAGATCGTCTTTATAATCATTCATAGTAATTCTCCTCATTGTTGTAATATGGAAACTACGAATATATTAACATTTTTGTATTATCATTGCATACCATTATTTAGGCTTAGAATTGATTACATTCAATACACTAAACACTATCGTCACACAAATAAGCGTGTATATGACTATCTTTATGTACATTGGTAGTTGATTGAATGTACCTGTGAATAGTGACGTTAGTGAACCCAGTATAAGTAGTATTGCGATTACAATCGCGTTGTTTTTAGTCAATGTGATATTCCTCCTTTTTCTTGGATATGATATAATAAAGGAACTAAAGGAAGGCTCCAACCTTCCCTTAGTTGCTTGTCTAGCGTTTGCGGTGCTTTCTACTTCTTGGCGGGAGTGAAGCATCGCTTTTTACTATGTCCTGCTTTCTTTCGTCTGCTTCGCGTTCATTTCGTCTATCTCGCCTATTTGCGAAGTAGAGGAAGATGGAAACCGATGCCCCGATTAAAGCAGGTGCTAGGGCTTTAATGACGTCTAACCATATCATTGGCGTCATTCCCTTCTATGTATTTGTGTTTCTTTGGTACTTCTTTATTATAAGTTATTTTTAGTTTAAAGTCAAATGTTATTTTTATTTTATAGAATGAGGCTCGTAACGGCGTTTCAGGCGTATTATGTGCTAATGAAAGTGTAGGTGAGGTTATGTGGTGTAACGTTGTATTTAGGGCTTCCTGAGGCGTTAGGATGGATGATAGTGGGTTAGGGAAAGGTGAGTGAGTGAATAGTGGAATGGATCATGTTAGGTGAATAGTATAGTGAGAATGGTAGATGGCATGTTGATAGGTGATAGTTATTGGATGGATTATGGTGATAGGTAATGGCTATAACGTAGAGAGTGGATAATTATATAGTTAACATGTAAGTTAATGTAATATGAGTGTGATGATATATTAACATCAAACTAATACCAATAGTTTATCAATTGAACTAAGTCGTTATTGTTATTAACAGAATGGGAACTGGGGCGTTTAGTGTCCCTATGCTAGTATTATACATATCCCTTTATACATAAACCTTTTTAATCGTCACATCCTTGTTAAACAAGCTATTATCAATGAGTATTCATGTAAGTTACTTACTATTATATATCCTGATAATATATAGATATCGGGATCTATCCTTTATATATAAGCCTTTTCATAGGTGGGGGGATGGTTCACACCTTACAAAAAGTAAGTGAGACAGTGAGGGGCTGCAACTGATTATCCCACAGCATCTTCCCAATTTTCCACTTTTACTTTCATCTTCAGCTCCTCAATTTAACTCCTAATCCATGCCCATATTCCATAAATTTTAATCATGTTCCCACTCATAAAACTATTATATTTTTCTTTATTTATATACTATTTTCCATACCTACTTTTTCGGCTAAAATTTATTTTTTCAACATATTCCCCTACATTATCCCCCTCAAACCTTGATACATAAGGCTTTCTATGATTAAACTCTCCTTTATCCCTAACATACGACACTATAAAACTCATTTTTTTGTTTTACATAGGCATAAAATGGATCTATTGTGGCTATCATTAATTATACGGACATACAAACTATATTAAATTGTCCGATAGAAAGAGAGGGTCATCATATGTTCATTAAATTATCCCAAAAGCACAAAGTAGGTAGAACCTTCGTTATCGTGTCGTTAAACTCATCCGATTTAGTAGATATAGGTTACGTTGCTAAGCTCCAGAAAGAGATGGAGAAGTACTTCGGCTTTCCAGTTTACTTCTACAACGTCGAGAATAAACAGTGTCTTGGTGAGTCAGAAGATGTAATAAGCTGGATTCAAAGTAACGTAGAAACAGTAAGTTGGGAACACTGGGCAATCAAGGAGGAAGCAGCCGTAGTATAGGCTGTTTTTTCTTTTCTTTATTATAAACTAAAAATAATATTTACATAATAAATTATATGTGTTACATTTTTATTGGAGGGAGGAAATTGGAAGAATTTATAACTACATAAGGGAGATGATTCGCTGTTTGAAATTATTATTAGATACATATCCGTTTAGCAAGAAGCCAACAGGAAGTGAAATACCTGTGCTATCCAATAGAATTAGCAAATATCCAGTAGATATTACGGCTGCAGAACTTGCACAAGAAATAGTTAAAGGGAAGACATTCGTTCCAGTAACGCTAACTGAAGTTGGAGAAAAAAAGAGAGCTCAATTAAATTGGAAGTCGCAAGAAATAATTTGTTTAGATTTTGACAATGAAAAGAGTATTCCTGATCCTGATAATCCCAAAAAGAAAATCAAAGTTAAAGATATCAAGATGACATTAGCGGCCGCGTTAGAGGAGTTTAAGGATACTGCAATGTTCATTTACACATCATTCAGCCACAAACCAGATCATCCAAAGTTTCGTGTTGTATTTGCATTAGAAAAAGTCTGTTATTCATCTAACGATATCATATCAACATACAATTATTTTGAATCGAAGTATCCTTACATAGATACAAATTGCTCTGAGGTTGCACGAATGTTCTATGGTGGCAAAGAGCTTTTCGAATTAAATTACTCTAATCGAATACCCATTGTTATAGCCTCGTCCATCAATAAGAGTAAAAATAATGGTGGTGGTTTATGTGACTTTGATAGCATTAGGGTATTATCTAATGAATATAATAGTCACCAAAACCCCCCATCTAAAGTTATCATCAATAGTAATACTCAGCTCAATATCCAACAAGACAATATGCTGGAGTACATTAAGTCTAAGAATATAGATAGGCTACATACAATACTTAATCCTAATGCTGTAGACTTCTATACATATAGTGAAACAGTCGAACATATCAAAAGCCAAGACTTAAGACTATTCTTAGGAATCAATGCCCCAACCTTCAGATGTATATTTCATGACGACAATTCACCAAGCGCAAGCATATTCAAGAGCGATAAATCAAATGACATTCTATACTGCTGCAACAGTTCCAATTGTAAGTTTGGTACTGGAAATGTAATCAAATGTGTTGAGTGGCTGCTAAAATGCAATAGACTTCAAGCTTTACGTTTTCTCAGACAGGTCTATAAAATTGGATTTCATCAAACAGAATGGCAAAAGGAACAAATCGAGTTTTTAGATGAGAATATTCGCTATGTTCAAAGTGAAGAATTTTCGTATTCACAACCAATTCAATACAAGTTGATCAAAAACTACATAGGTGATTTAGTAAATTTTTGGAGCATTGCAAAGGACTACCTCCCACCTGAACACTATTCTTCAGAGCAGTCAGAAGTATTGTTTTATGCAAGCATAGGTCATTTTAACAAAGTCTACGGTAAGAACAAAAGTGTAAAGAGACTCGGAGATAGGTTATCGCTATTCACATATTTGAAGTACATTAAAAAATTAAAGGAATCTGAGATCCCAGATAGAATGTTGAAGGAATCAAAAAAATACATAATCAAGAATAAAGCATTAAACAATCAGGACTCATATAATTTAATTCAACATTATGTTGCATACCCACTTACTCAAGATGTATTAGTTGATGCTGAAGACAAAGCTCTAGAATATAGAAATAGTGAGTTCACAATGAAAGCATGGTCGTGGGAGACAATAGCAAGAACACTTAATGAAGAAGAAGCAAATCGAGTGTTTCCTCAGATGGGGGGAAAGAAAACTAAGATTAGAGAAAAAAGCCATAAGATGACTACAGAAATTGAGATAGTTGGTATGAAATTGATCAGTGAGAATGGCTGGACGACAGAGAAAGAGATTTTGGAGAATGTTGACTTGACTATTATTACATCCAAGACAGGCAAAGAGAGACAGATGAAGAAGATTATCTTTGAGTTTATGCAAAAGTATGGGTTAATCAAATTTCAACTTAACAAGAAGCTATCCGCGGAACTAGGCATTCCACCAACAGTTACAGAAAATGGAGTAGGCTATCCAAGAATTATCTATAAAAAATGATTTATATAAAATAAAAATAACTGTTTACATAAAATAAAAGTCGTGTTACATTGTTAATGGGAGGTGTTGAAAATGGTTTAAAGGCATTTAATTAAAAGTAAAAATAATATTATAAATAAAAAAGGAGTAATTATGGGAATGATTCAAATTGAAAAACTAAATCCACATCCAAAGAATGAATACTATTTTACTGATGTTGTCGGTGATAAGTATGAAGAAATCAAACGCAGCATCAATACATATGGTATACGCGATCCTCTAAAGGTTACGACAGCTTATACAATTATCAGTGGTCACCAACGATATAGGATTGCACGAGATTTAGGATTGTCAGAAGTCCCAGTTGAGATTGTTGATGTCGATGAGTGGAAAGCCGAGTACATGTTAATTGCTGAGAATACTGAACGCCGCGGAGAAGCCGAAGGAGATCCAATAAAAAAGGCTAGAATTATTCAGTTTTTAAAAGATTATTGGAACATAAAAAAGGGAAGTCGTAGTGACCTTGGACCAAAAGTCCGAAGTTCAAAAGAAATGGCAGATTATATTGGGGAAGACGAACGAACGACACGCAGACTTGCCAAATTAAATGAACTTATTCCACAACTTCAATCACTTGTATCGTCTGGAAAGTTTAGTGTGAGAGCAGCAGAGCAACTAGCATATCTAACAGAAGAAGAGCAAGAAGTTTTATTTGAAGAGAGAGGAGAAGCAATTAGTGAAATGACACTTGACGAATCCAAAAAGCTTAGAAAGGAAAATGAACAATTAAAAAAACAACTTCTAAATAGTAAGGATACGGAAACTAAAATAGCGAATGCACTTGAAGATAAAAGAACGCTAGAATTGGAGTTAATCAATTTAAAAAATGAAAAGACTAAGACTGAGTTTATCACTAACAATATAATGGTGGATAAGCCTGAAACTCTTGATAAAATTACTAGATTAGAAGAGCAAATTAAGGAAAAGGAGGGGTATGTTGAAAAGTATCGTAAATCACTAAAAGAATTAAATGAGAAAAATGCAATCATTAATAAGTTCATGGGTGAAAACACTAATTTTCAACTCGTATCAAAAGCAAGCGAAGTAACTTTAAAAATGCTTGATTTTACCAAAGAAATGAGTAGATATGATTATCTTTCTGAGGTTTTTAATGAAATTCCCGATGCTACAAGAAAAGAATATGTGAGAAGTATTTATGGTGTATATAAATGGGCTAGGAATATTCTTCAAGAAGTGAAACATGATGATGTAATTGGAGTTAATAAAAATATTATTGATGTTAAAAAAACAAACGTGGAGGTTATTTAATATATGACAAATTCATTAGAAGTAAAAGTTAATAAAATGGAAAGAATTCTTGAAAAACTAGCTTTGGGGCAAAATAATACTTTCGAAATTATTAGTGAACTAACGAACACTGTCACTGATGAAATTAGAGAGCAAGTCAAACAAGTTGTAACAGCAAACTCGTTAGAATTAAATCAAACTGTTCAGACTGTTAAAACTGAAATCAAAACAGATATTGAACGCATTGATGATAAAATTAGCAAAACACAGGAGATGGCTATCAGCACAGCTAGAGTTTCACAAACATCATCTAATTATGTCGATCAAGGTGAATTTGGAGACATGTTTAGAGTATCAATTAGTTCCAATAGAATCGGTAGATTGTTTAAAGCTGTGGGGTTAGCAAAAGCAAGCAAAAGAAAAACAACACCATATGATAAGTTTAAACCTAAATATGCTAAGACAGTTATTTTTGAGGAAAAACAATCTTATCAATGGCACTATAAAAATTGCATGGATTATATCGAAGATTGGTTAGAGAAAAAAGGACTTCTTGAAGAATTCTATACAATTGAAGTACGGGATGATATGGAGGTATACATTGATCGACTGTATAATCAGCTTGACTCATAATAACAATAAATAAATATAAAATAAAAATAATAATGAAATACATAACGATAATAGGCGGCCAGAAAAAGTGGTATAAGGCAGTAACAGACGATTTAAATCTTGAGTTAATACATGATGGAGGAGAGCATCCAAAACGCATATTGGGCAAACTCAAGCGTTCTAAGGCTATATTCTTGGTTCTTACAGCTACTTCACACAATGCGACTTATATGTGTGTGGAGTACGCCAAGGAGCTTGGTATTCCTTGCTTTAAATTAAAGGGATGTAAGTCACAATTGAGAGAGTTGATACTACAACTGGATCATTAGTAAACGAATGGAGGAATTCTGAATTTGAAGCAAGGTAAATCTTATACAATTTATAAAATCAACTCTGAAAGCATTAAGAAGACTAAGTGGAACTTTGTCACAGACTTTGCTAAGTTGCGGAAGAGTGAGGAGGTGGTTGGACTATCAGAAAGCACACTTATTAGAATTCTTCGTCGTATTGAAGGTATCGATGAACTAGAATTCAGAGATAATCTTACCACATTAGAAGCAGAAATTACTGATCTTAAAAGTTATGAGTCATCAAAAGCAAATTTAATAAAGCTAAAAGAGTTGAATCAGAAATTAAGAGACATGTTACATATTAAGGATTTAGTCATGATCACCATGAATAAGCCAGAGCACTTTGATAGATTGAATAGTAAAAAAGGCTTTACCATTGATGGAGTTAAATATAAGCGTCTATTTGGTACTGCAGGCGGGGTAAAGAATAAGACTTTATTCTATGCTTCAGATAATATATATGGTGAGTTAGTGAGAAGAATTGAAAATGGAAGAGACATGGAAATAAAAATACCCGCGGCTAAACTGGAAGCATATAAATCACTAGTTGCGTCATCTTCATTATCTGTGGGAAGTCTAGATCCAAAGAAAATTCTAGTGGTAAACGATTGTAAAACAATATTTAAAGAGGATGTTATCCGAATCTATGATGAAAAAGGAAAGAATTATCCAACTGTTGAGGAAGTAGAAGGATATACAATAGAAAACAATGCTTCTGATGGATTTGGACTAATATCTCCAAAATTAGCAGAGGAATGGGGTATCAATAGTGGCGGCTGCATGCGGAATGCATTTCTGAAAGGTATGATTTTCCCATTTGACTTCCACGAGTTTGCAAAAACTGAGGCAGAGGAAAAATACGAAGTATTTGATGTATGGAGTAAAACTGCCAAAGACATCAGGGATGTTCAATTGATTTTGACCACATCTATGTTGAAGTTGTGGAAAGCCTATAAAAGTATTGAGGAATACATAGGATGCTGTAATAAGAATGGTTTTACTTTCAGTATTACAAAAGTGACACCGAAATCACTAGAAAATCAGAGAGACTTGAATTATCAGTTCATTCAATCTTTAGAGCTTTCAGATGCCGATATTGAAGAATTAGTAAGGCCAACAGTGGATACTATTAATGATATTATGAGTAGTGATTATCGAAAGACCATATTGTACCTTAAAGGTGAAGATTTAAAAGAAAAAGGTTATAAAATAAAAGGAAATTTCGACTATACTAATGCACTGATGATTGAACCAAAATTAATTAATGACCCATATGTTAAGAATAAGGTTAAAGATTTGATTAGTAAAAGAATAGTTGATGCAATGAAAGGAGACTTAGTTGTCCGAGGGAACTTTGCTATTGCATCTGGTGATCCGTATGCGCTGTGCCAAACAATATTCAATATGAAAGTAACTGGCCTTTTGAAAGCAGGAGAGCATTATTCAAGATATTGGAGTGATAATGGTGTAAATAGGGTTGCTTGCTTTAGAGCTCCGATGTCTGTGGCAAACAATATTCGAATCTTGAATTTTAAAGATACAGATAAAATGAAGCTTTGGTACAAACACATGAAAACAGTCAATATATTCAATGCTTTTGATACGACTCCTCACGCGCAAAACGGTGAAGATTATGATTCAGATTCCAATCTTACAACTAATAACTCAGTTTTATTACGAGTAATTAAGGAATTGAAACCTATTATATGTGAACAAGGTACGGCAAAGCCAATTGTCCCCAAAGAAGATGACTTGCAAATTGCTAACAAGTTATCATTCGGTGATGATATTGGCAAGGTAACAAACAGGGGAACTTCTCTCTACAATGTCTTGGCTAAATTCGAAAAGGGAACTGCTGAATATAATGAGATACAATATAGAATCAAGTGTGTCCAACATTATCAGCAAAATGCTATCGACAAAACAAAAGGAGCAGAGTGGAGCCCATTCCCCAAAGAATGGTATAGCGCGAATGCAAATCAGATTATTGAGTACGATACAGAAGAAGATATTCAAAGAAAGCTACTTAATATATCGATCCTAGCCGATAAACAGCCATACTTCTTTATTTATAGATACCCTGAAACAAGCAAAAAATATAAGGAATACGTAAGAAAGCATGAAGATAACTGTATTTTTAACTATGGGATTAAACTACAGGATATGCTGACCAAGCAAGACAGGGATAAGGCAGAAGAAAATTTTGTATTTAATTATTATAGCTATATCCCAGTATCCTTAGCACCTTCAACAATGAATCGAATTTGTTGGAAAGTAGAGGAAGAATTCAAAGGTATTAAAAAAGGCAGCAATAAAGAAAAATTTGATTATACAGTAATGAAATCAGGCATTCAATACAATCAGAAACATTATAAACAATTGCAGAAGCTATATAATAAACACAATGCACTTATGCAATCTTATAAGAAAATAAGTAAACAGGATGATATCGATAAAGAAGAGTCAAATGAACAAAGTCGTCAATTTGTTGATGAATTTAGAAATAGCTCTTTAGAAATATGTAGCAATATGATCGAACTAACAGATATGGTGTTAGATATTTGCTATTCAAAGTTAAATGAGAGTAAGTCTAAGCAGTTTGCATGGGATATTTGTGGAGAACAGATTATTCGTAACCTATGTCAAAGTAATGATTTCGTAATTAATATTCCAGTTCTAGATGAGAATGGAGATATTAATTTTAATGGCAAAAGATTTAGAATGACAAAATCTTTTATTAGGAGTGTGTAGATGGAAAAAATACTAAATGAGAAGAAGTATCTGCATAAAATTATTTTCGAAAACTATATTGATCCTAATTTATTTAACCCTATAAGACTTCTTGTTAAGTATTATGTAGTTAACGGATTGGATAAAAGAAAAGTATATAACTGTGTTTTAAGATATGCGTGTAATATTTATAAAAAAGTCGATAAAATAAAAAATGATAAGGTTAATAAGAGATATGAAGAAGAAGAGCTTGAGGATATTGTCAAAAAAAATGTGAACTACTACTTTCAGAAGAAGAAGAAACTGATTAAAGAGAACAAAGAGTTAAGATTAACAGATATTGATCAAATACATATAACTAAGAATGAACTCTATAAGATTTCGATGCTTAGTAATTTTGAATTAGAGAGACTTGCTTATGTAATGTTGGTTCTGAGCAAGATTGGAAGAGCCAAGTCTGATAACTGTCAAGATAATGTGAACTATGGGGTATTCTGCAATCGAGAAGTATTTGAAGAGGCATTTCTTTCATATTCTTATAAAAATAAGCTGCTAATCAATGAATTGAAACAAACTGGTCATGTATCTCCAAATCAAGAAAATGGCAAATCCATTTTCGTCAAAGTTTTGTTTGCTGATAAAGATGAAGATTCAGAAGTAGCAATAACCATAACTGATTTTAGGAATTTTGCTTATACATATGACCAATTTAGAGGTAGCAAGGTTATAACCAAATGCAAGATATGTGGAATTACCTTTCAGAAAAAATCAAAGGGGCATAAATATTGTGAGGATTGTCAAAAAGAAAAGCAACTAGAATTCAAAAGAAAAAGTATTAATAAGAAAAGAAAAGTTATGTAGAGTTTATTGGATCACTAAAAAACTCTTTTAAATAAAGGCTATTTCAGCCAATTTTAAAAAGTGCTTATGTGGGTAATAAAGTAAAAATAAAAAATAATATTATACATTGGGAGATAATAATATATGAATAAGGCAGAACTCATAAATAAAGCAGCAGAAATATCAGGAGTATCTAAAAAAGAAACAGAGAAAGTCGCCAACGCTTTGTTTGACGTAATGTTTGGCACACTAGAAACAGGCGAAGAAGTCCAGATTATTAATTTTGGCACTTTCTTTAGGCGCATTCGGAAAGCTAGGGAAAATGGAATTAATCCATTACTTGCTGCTGAATATAAGAGCCAAGGATATAGCGAAGAAGAATATAAGAAAATGGCTAGTGTAAATGTTCCTGAAATGGGTGCTCCAGCGTTTAGAGGCTCGAACAAACTAAAGGCCGCATTGAAACACATTTAGATAATACATAACCAATTAGACCATTCATTAATTTGGATGGTCTTTTCATATTTAATCAAAAGGGAGATTGATGAAATAATGGCTATCGAAAAACTGAAAGAATTAAACAAAATTAAAGAGGATTTGTATGCACTCTACCCTAACGCAGTAAAGATTCAGTTTACTTGCGAAGGGGACAAAGTGACGCTTGTTCCAACAGAGAAGTATGAGATTTCACCAGAAGCTTTAGTCTCAGAGGAAGAGGAATAATTGATGAAAGATACTCTTCTTGCTTTAGGGATTAAAAAACGCAACAAGCAGATCAACATGAGTTGGCAGGAAATTGCTGACCAAAGTGATGGATTGTTTACTTCAGGTGAAAATTTCAGGTGTTGGGTTAAAGAGCAGCTTCGTAAAAAGGGTGAACTTAAATCCAAGGGTGTTGTAGTAGAGAAGGCAACATTGCCTAACTACAAAGAGACTGTCGAGATAAATAAGGATGGTTCACACACAAGCGATAAACTGCTTACAATGTCCGCTGAGCAGTGCAAGGACGTAGAATACCTACTTAAAGCTCATGGTTATGACACAAAAGCGTGGGAACTTGTCTCCGCGAGAAACAACATTTGGAATGTGTACAGTAAGGTTGACGGTGTTCAAACTCTTTATTCAAGTAAGATTTCAGTGAAACCACGAAAAGAAGTATTGAGTTTAGAATACATTCGTGAAGTATTTGATGAAATGAGTTCCAACTATAAGCTTCCTACGTTTAATCCAGTTAGATACAATGCAGATGGAAAAATGCTGGAAGTAAATATTTCAGATCTTCACTTAGGCAAGATTGCCGATTTGAGCACGTCAAACGATACATATAATCATGAGATTGCGAGAAATAGATTCTTCCACGTTATTAATGATGTAATCACACGTACTTCACACTATAAATTCGAAAAGATATTATTCATCTATTCTCAAGACTTCTTCCATCATGAAGGATTATCCACTTCCACAACAAGTGGAACAAAAATGGAAACAGATTTGAGATGGAACGAACTGTTTAAAATGGGTGTCCAAATGCTTGTTGAAGCTATTGATATCCTATCACAAGTTGCGCCAGTTGAGACAATCTATATTGAAAGTAATCATGACCGTCAGATTAGCTACTATGCAATTGAGTATTTATATGCTTGGTTCAGGAACAATCCAAATGTAACAGTTGATAATAGTCCTTTGTCTAGGAAATATATCGAGTTTGGTAAAAATCTTATTGGATTCGCTCATGGACACAATGAGAAAAAGAGACTTGCTTTTCTTATGCCAACTGAAGCTAAAGAGGCATGGAGTCGTACAGAATATCGAGAGTTTCACTTAGGACATTTACATAGTGAGCAATCGGTCACAGAGCAGAATGGAATCATTGTACGGCACATTAGTAGCGTAACAGGAACTGATACTTGGCATCATTCGCAGGGCTTCGTTGGAAGTCAAAAGAAAGCCCAATCATTTGTCTATGACAGAGATTTGGGTTTATTGGATGTTTTACATATCAATGTTTAATCAAATGGAAGGAATCTTTTATTAGAATGTTAGGTACATAAAATGGGCAACGGGCACAAATGGACTATTAAAGATAACGCTGTAGAACTTTTAGAGAATAAATATGATGTTGATAATAAGTTGAAGTTTCAGGAGATTATGGAACTACTTATAAAAGAAGACTTTTATGAGAACAATGGAGCATCCTTAAACCGATACGAAGGCGGTACTTAGTTCAAATGAATGCACAATTTCATAGGTTCGAAAGAATCATTTTTAGTTCAGAGATTGTAAAAGCGTTTCTTTACTAAGCAGGTAAAAGTAGAAAGGAGAGTTATATTGAATCAATATACAACATTAACAGGAAAAATTGCTTTTCACGACCAAATTACTTCTACAGCAAGTACTACGTATAATGTAGGCAACTATAGAACATTAATAATCGATATATTTGGAACAAGTTCGAGCAGAACTATCAACTTTAAATCAATCGGAGTAAGTGGTACTCCATATCCACTTTCAGGAGTGAGATTATCTGATTTAACCGTAGCCTCTTCAACCTCTTCAACAGGCGAAACTTGGTCATTCGATGTGACTGGTCTTGATTCTGTGGGAATTGATGTATCTGCTATCAGCGGAGGAGATGTTTCAGTGAAAGGAAGGTTTGTTGCTTAATGGCAGATTTAGTCGCAAGAGGTGTAGCAAATCAAGCAGTTCAGATAGTTTCTAACCTTCAACCTAAACCAAACCAAGATGACAGATCAAACAAGGATGGGGTAATCCTACTAACCAGCGGGATTGCAGCATCTTGGACTAAGCCATATGGAGATGCCATAGGTATCGATTCTTTGCATACATACCTCTCGCCTACAGGCATGTATATTCAATCCACAAATGGTGTAGATACGGCTTTGAGACTTGCTGCATTGAGGGGGTTTAGACTCGATAAATACAAGAGTTTGAGGGTTTATGTGTACATCGAAAATGTAGCTAATCTTTTTGATCTTCAATTTTATTTTTCGGCAAACGGTGGATTTAGCATTCAGTCTTATTACACACTTATTGCTGATGATGCCCGTTTTGTCGAAGGGTGGAATGAAATCTTGATTGATACAACTAAGTTGATTGCCCAAGGTGGTGATGTACTTTCAACCAAACGAGTATCTTTCCAAATGCGTGCTAAGTCCATAGCAGGTGCAGGAAAAACAGTGAAGGTTACTTTTGATTCTATTGTTGCTGATTCTAATAGTAAGCCTAAAATTATATTCACTTTTGATGATGCATGGGACACACAGTACACGAAAGCATTCCCACTTCTATTAGAGCGTGGATTTGTGGGTAACATTGGGGTTATACCGACAAAGGTTGGAACCACAGGTTATTGTACATTAGCACAGTTGCAAGAAATGTACAGCTATGGATGGGATATGTTTAACCATACCTATACTCACCCAGACCTTTCAACGCTTTCTGCTTCTGAAGTAACAAACGAGATTGTCCAATGTAAGGATTGGCTAAATAGACAGGGGTTCACACGAGCATCTGACTTTCTAGCGTACCCATATGGAGGCCACAATCAGACCACAGTCGATACGATAAAGTCAGAAATTAGAGCTGCTAGATGTCTAACCGAGGGTATACAAGGTGAAAAATTAATTAATCCGCATAGAATTATGACTCGAAACATGATAAATGGTCGAGCGACTGCGAACTTCACTGGCTTTGTCGATGAATTAATCAATACAGGTGGTACATTGGTCTTTACTAACCATAAAATTGAGCCAACAGGAACAGACCCTCTAATCTACGTTGATGCCAGTTTTACTACAGTTTTAGATCATATCTATAGTAAGCGAAGTCAAGTTGAAGTTGTCACAGTGTCACAGTGGCTAGGCACAAGACGTGCTTAATATGGGGATCGGTAGGAAAAGAAGAAAATATAAGTGTAGTTTATAGGAAAATGCAAAGACAGGAAGCCACTTAGAAATAAGTTAGGGCTTCTTATTTTTGCACAAATTTTATATAAAGACTCACGCTTTAAGCACATCTCAACGGGTGAATTTAAAGCGTAAGTTTTCGTGTGTGTACGCAATCTAGGATTAATGTTCCTCTCCCTAACATTTAATCTTGCTTTCACACACGGAATTTTCATGGGAGTAAGGGGAGGGTTGAAAGATGACTGAAACAAAGCTAAAAGGCAGACCAAGGAAAGATACTGATGTTTCACAACAAAAAGAAGTGGGACATGGTGGAAACATAGGAAAAAAGAAGAATTGTATTACATGTGTAAAGAGTAAAGATTTAAGTCAATTCTATTTGTCTTATAGCTCAAATCATGGTGATAAACGGACTCCTATTTGCAAACTCTGTGTTCGGAATGATGTTGATTTCACCGACTTAAAAAATGTAAGAGATAGGCTACTTTCAATAGATAAGCCATTTTTAATAGATAGGTGGAACATTGCTATTGAAGAACATAGAAAGACAAATAAACATCCAATTGGATGCTATGTAAAAAATATAATACTTTCAGACGCAACAAAGTACTTAACCTATAAAGATAGTGTTTTTGAGTCGTCTCACATGGAAACTATAGAAATATCTACTTCGATTGAAGATAATGAGATCTTAGAGATTAAGAAATTAAATTACGATTTGAAGCAACTTAAAAGTAAGTATGGATATGGATATCCAGATGATGAGTATTATCTTTTCGAGGATAAATATCAACAATTAAAAACAAGTTTCCAATTACTCACTACTATGCATGAAGAGTATTTCAGAGAATTCTGTGTTAATAAAGTCAAAGAAACTTTAGCTAAAGCAAAGGGACTCTTTAAAGAAGCCAAAGAATGGGCAGCAATGGTAAAGGATGTTGCTGAAGCTGGAAAGCTTAAGCCTTCTCAAATGAGCAAGGCCGATTTGTCGGGTGGTTTAGATACATTTGGGCAACTTGCTAGAATGGTCGAAGAAAATCATGAAATTATGCAGCTTCTCCCCCGCTTTACTGAGCAACCAAAAGATAAGGTCGACGTGACTTTATGGTGTTATATCAACTATGTTCGTGACTTAAAAGGACTGCCAGAGTGTGAGTATAAAGAAATTTATGCCTTTTACGACATGAAAAAGCAAGATTATGAAAGCCAAATGAGTGATGCCAGATATGGCGATGAAGAAGATGATGTAGGTGACTAGCCATAGTAATTTTCAAAGTGATAATTTCAAGCACACAAGAAAAAGCTCTCGTGTTGGAGATAATCCTGAATTCAATTCAAATGTAAAATTAGATGAGTCTAAAGGAAGTTCGTTTGATCGTAATTTAGAAAAATGGATTCAGTTTATCCAATGGAGCAAATGGTTTCCCGATCTATTCTATGATCTTATTTCTCCAGAAAAAGGTGGAATGCGATTAGATTTAGATCAAAGAGTCTTTCTTCGCTCTATGAGCCGTTTTGTAAGCACCTATGGAGTATTTCCGAGGGGTTTTGGGAAGACAATGCTCGAATTAATGAGCATATATCATACCTGCATACATTTTCCCGATATAACTATGGCTATGAGTGCTCAGACTCGTGAGAATGCAAGTTCTATTAGCGAAGAGAAACATAATGAAATTATTAAATGGTTCCCGTTAATGAATAATGAAATTGTGAAATCAAGTTTCAGCAAAGATCAAGTTGAAGTTATATTTACATCTGGTGCAATCTATAGTGTCTTGGCAAATTCTCAACATTCAAAGGGACAAAGAAGACGCAGACTTAATGTTGAGGAATCAGCACTCCTAAATAATGCATTATTCAAAGATGCACTGGAACCTGTCGTAAATGTTCCTAGAAGGACGATAGGTAAACTATCAACCATTAATCCATATGAGTTAAACGGCATGATTAACTACTTAACTACTAGTGGCTATCGCGGCAGTGATGAGTTTATTCGTTTGATAAACATGATTGACGATATGGCAGAACTGAAGGGGAAAATGGTTTTAGGTGCGAGTTGGGAATTACCTTGTCACTATGGACGTGGAGAAACTAGAAGTCAAATTCTAGCCAAGAGGGACGATCCCACTACAAGCTCGGTTTCCTTCAACCAAAACTATGGGTCGAAATGGTGCGGTGCGTCTGATGGAGCACTAGTTAGTATCAACAAACTATTAGAATTAAGAACAGTTCCTACCGCGAGTATTCAACCTCGTAAAAATCGAGAGTATTTTATTGGTGCGGATATTGCACGTTCACAATCAAACAATAATAACAAATCGGCATTTGTGGTTATTGAAGTTGAACGGGCATCCAATGGAAAAATTAAAACAGCAACAGTTTGTAATATTTTTGTTCCTCCAAATGGAACTAATTTTAATGATCAAGCAATGTTTCTCAAACGGCTGGACAAACATTATGGTGGTAATGTAACAGTAGTGGATGCTAATGGAATTGGTCAAGGTGTTGTTGAAGAACTAATGAAACAAACTATTGATCCTTTACAAAATGACCCTTATGAAAGTTGGGATACAATCAATACTGATGAAATCCCTCAAGATGATGTGTCCCCTAAGAAGATATTTAGTTTGAAGGCACAAGGAATTCAAACAGACATTGTAACTAATTTCATTGATTTTGTTGAAAGTGGTAGGCTGAAATTGCTTGTACCAAGTAAGTTGTTAGAGTCAAACGATAGAGTTAAAAGTAATAAAGATGATAATCAAATTAAAGCAGCTCACTTTCAAACAGATCAATTAATTGACCAAACTGCTAACTTAAAACTGGTTCAGAAACAAGGCGGGAAATTAAGCGTTGAGCAGGTAGCTAAAAAGACAGAAAAAGATATTTGGGCTGCTCTTGCTTATATTTTATACTACTTAAAACACTATGAGGATAACAAAAGAGAAGAAGAAGAAACCAATATTCTAGATTATTTATGGGTATAAAATGTCCAAACAGGAAGAGGGTGATTAATTGGACAACGGTAAAAACGCTGAGTCAGAAATTGAGCAAGCGGAATTATTAAATTATGCAATTGAATATGCTAAATCTGTAAATAACGCTGGAAATAATTCGATATTCTACAATCCTATTTGGCAGAATGAATTACTTAAAAGTATCAACATGTCTCCAGTAAAATATGACCGTAAAAAAGTTGAAGAGTTGATAGCTAATCCTCGTTCAAATGAAAAAGCATTGCGTGACTTAGCACAGTATCTTCAGAATTACATCATGCAATTTAATAAACTGGTGCAGCATTATGGTCGCATACTAACTTTTGATTATTTCCTTGAACCAACCAATGCAGATGCAGAGGATATGACAACGAAGAAATTCAAGAAAAGTTATGAGAAAGCCTGTGCATGGCTAGAAAGTTTAAATCCTAAAAAAATACTTCCTGAGATAACTACGATGTGTATTTTGGAAGATGCCAAGTTTTATTATGTGAGAGATTCAGGTGAAGATGTTGTGTTGCAGGAGATGCCTAGTGCTTATTGTAAAATTGTAAATAAGACAGAGTTAGGGTATCAGTATGCATTTAACATGGATTATTTTATGCAAGCAGGTGTTAACATTAATGATTATGCTCCTGAATTTGCTCAACATTACCTCGACTTTTTAAACGGCACAGATAAGAATAAAGGTTACATGCATTGGGTAACATTAGATCCGTCTAGCGCATTTGCCTTTAAATTTGACGAAAACAGAGCAGGTCAAACTCCTCCACTGATGGGGTTATTTGTTGATTCTGTTGAGATTGCATCTTATAAGAATCTATTGAAGACAAAAACCCAACTTGATGTTTGGAAAATCATTTTAAATAAAATTCCACTTCATAAAGAAGAAAAGAATGGAAATAAAAAAGATAACTTTGCCATAGCTGCTGATACCGCGGGTAAATTCTCAAGTTTGATGCAAGCCGCGATGCCAGAAGGTGTAAAAGTTGTTACTATGCCTCTAGATTCTGATGTAATAGATTTTTCTAATTCTCAAAATAAAAACGATATTGTAGGCATTGGACAACAGCATTTCTATGAATCGGCGGGCACATCTCCAATTCTATTTGGTGATAAAGGAACGAACGGTATTGGAATCAAAGCTTCAATTAAAACTGATGAAGCTTATGTAATGCACATGTATAGGCAGTTTGAAAGATTCATCAATTATAAACTGAGAAAAGTAACTGGCTCATATAGATTCAAAATTACATTTCCAGATATAACTATTTTTAATCGTGAAGAAAAGATGGATATGTATTTAAAAGCAGCTAATTTTGGCTTCCCAAAACTACTTGTGGCCTGTGCTCTTGGAATTACTCCTCAACAACTTGTTAATCTATCGAATTTTGAGTCTAGCTTGGGACTTGAGAATATTATGAAACCATTAATATCATCTCACACTTTAAGTGGTGATAAAGAAGGTGGAGCAAGTAAAAAATCAGATAAAGATATTACTGATGAGGGACAGAAAAGCAGAGATAACGGAAGCAACGAATCAGACAACAGGGTTTAGGAGGTGAGAAATAAAATTGAAAGAACCTAAAAATAAATCTATACCTTTATTATTTCAGAAAATTAATCACTATGATTCAGTTGAAGATGATGTCCGTTTCCTCAAAGTAAAGATTTGGCTGATGCATTTAGGTGAAAATCTAAATGGTAGCTACTTTGCAAAAGAGGTAGTTGAAGCAGCAGTACCAACATTGAGTAACACGCCGATATTAGCATACATTGAGGACAACTCTGAAGGAAATGAAGATTTTTCAGACCACCGTCAAGCCTTAATTAAAAAAGATGGCAAATATGCTGTTAAGTACTTAGGTTCGCCTATTGGCGTAATACCAAGTGATAACAATGCTCAATTTGAAGATCGCTTATGTGATGACGGAATTACTAGGTCTTTTTTAACTGTTGAGGGTCTCGTTTGGCGCAAATTCGATGATCCAGTAGACATCCTTAATAGAGATTTAATTAAGGCAGAATCGATGGAGCTTGCTGATAATTATGAAGGTGAGTTTAAAGAAGATGGCTTATTCCATTTTACTAAATTCAGCTTTTTTGGTGCTTGCGGATTGGGTTCAGATGTTAAACCTGCAATGCAAAATGCAACTATTGAGGTTCAGTTTTCAGAAGTTGAATTTTCTAAGTTGGTCAATGAAAAGATTGAATTATTCAAAAGGATTTATTCTGCAAAAGGAGGTAAAGAATTAGTGAATAAAGAGTTTACATGGTCAAGCGAACAACTAGAAGATGAACTTCGTCGTATCGTTAGACAAAACAAAAAAACGGATTCGTGGGGATATGAGTACTGTGACGAATACCTCGTAGACTTTCTGCCAGAAGAAAAAGTTGTAATTGTATTTAATTACGAAAAATCAACTTATCTTGGCTACGAATACTCTGTAATAGGTGATGTAGTTTCCATTAATTACGAAAGTCAGTCAAGATATAAAGACGAGTGGAAGAAGATGAGTCTGCCACAAGAAGGCGATACCGAGGAAACAATTGATTTTAATTTTGTTCCATCTGAAGTCATGGAGTATTCTCTGAAGGTAAAAGAAGCAGAACTTCGCAAAGAATTTGAAACTGCAAAAGAATGTGCTGTTTCAGAACTTCAAGAAAAACTTCTCGATATGAATAATAAATATTCAGAACTTGAAAATAACTTTACTCAATTGAAAGAGTTTAAAGACCAGTACGAGAATCAAGAGAAGCAATCGAAAATCAAAGAAGCTTTCCGAAGATTTTCTAATGTTCTTGATAAAGATGAGCTGGATTTATTCAAAGAGAAATCAAACAATTGTGAAAATGTTGATGATTTTATCAAGGATTTAAAATCTTTTGCTTGTGATAAACTTCTGGCCAAAACAAACGATAATAAAGGTGGACATATGTTTGTAGGTATTCATGTAGATGGAAATCCTTCTGATGAAATTGATAAAAGTAATGTTTGGTCTAGACTAAAAAGTAAAAATAATAATTAAGGAGATGTTTTAGATGTCAGCATGTGTGAATTTAAATGATATGTCAGGGTTTCAAATCGACACCCTAGTAAAAGCAGTTCAAAATACAGTCCCAATGGATAACGGTAGTTTGGTTACACTTGGAGGTATTGTAGCAGGGAATCCCGATGTTCGTGTTGTTGCAGCTCCAGTGGATGTTTTAAAAGATGAAATTTTGTTAGTACACTCACCAGAAATTATTGAAATTAATGGACTTCGTGTACCATTAACCGATGTAACACTATTCACTAATCCCGCAAATCGTCCTGCTCGTGCTTATCGTCTTCGAGTTGGCGATACATACACAACAACTGATGATGGCTTCACAGGTACTTCAGTATTGTTGCAATATGTAGTTCCAGTTAATGGCTCTATGAAACCTGCTGTTGCTGCTGATTTGACAGGTAACACTCGCCTAGCGTTGAGAGTTATTCAGAAACTAACTGTTTCGATTGGTTCTGCTCGTGTAGCAGCAACTCAACTAGAAGTTGTAAAAGCGTAATTTAAACAAAAAAAAAGGAGTTGTATCTAATTGTTACATAAACATTTTACTCAAAGATTCAATAATTTTTCAAAAGATCAAAAAGATATCGTTCAAGCAGGTGTTGAACTATTCTATCACTGGAAGTATGAGAACGCTAAACCACATGAAAAAAGCAAGGACAAATATAGAAACTTTGCTGAAAAGGGTGGATCGTATCAGGATAAACAAAAACTCTTTTCTGATAATCTGATTAAACAAGCAATGTCCGCTGCTTATTTACCTGATGGTCTAGAATTCAGTCAGTCTGTAATGATGCAACATCCTACTGTGAAGTTTGCTATGTTTGCAATTATCTCTGAGATCATTGATGTAGTTATTCCTGAAACAGTTTTGGATAATTTCTATCAATTTGCAGAAGTACGGAACGGCACTTGGGGAGATTCTTTTGTTTTTAATGTTCCTAATAATGATATGTTCGTAGTATCTAAATTCACTGATGGTATCCGCAAAGGTAATCGTCAACGTTTGGTTGGTACAGATGTGATCCTGAATCCTGTTATGCGTGAAGTAACAATTGGCGAAGATCTCTATCGTGTAATTGCTGGTAAAGTAAACTGGGGCGATTGGGTTAATCGTGTTGCTAAAGCCATCGAAACTCAAATTACTATCGATATCTACAGTTCTATTTTTAGTTCTTATTCTTCTTTGGGTACTGCATATAAACAAAGTGGTGCATTTTCTCAAGGAAGCTTCAATAACCTTACTCAACTTGTAGAAGCAGCAAATCATGGCGCTTCAGCCGTTGCATTTGGTACAAAAATTGCACTTTCTAAAGTTGTTCCAGATAATCAATATCTAACTTTTGGATTAGGACAAGAGTACAACACAGCAGGATATTTGGGTAATTTCCAAGGGACTGGTTTGTTTAAATTTGACCAACGTGTAACTCCAAATACAGACACCCTTGCAATCTCTGATCAATACCTCTTAATCGTTGCTACAGCTGTGGAGAAACTAGTCAAAATCGCTTTCGAAGGTGAAACTATGATTAGCCAAACTGATTCTAACTCTAGCGCAGACAACAGTATTGATTATACTGTCAAAAAGAAATGGGATACTAAAATCATTACATCTGCAAAATACGGGATGTATCAATTGGCTTAATATCACAATAAATAAGTGGAGAAAGTCAAAGTGCTTTCTCCTTTAATACAATTTCAGGGAGGATTTATAAGTGAGAAATAGTAAAAACGATACGCATACTTCTGACAAAAGTGTCGAGGCTTTGGAAAGTGTAACTAAATCACAAGCAGAAATTGAAGTTGAGGAATTAAAAGTACAACTTGCTGAAATGCAAAAGTTAATTGAATCAATGGCAAGTAATCAAGATCAAAATACATCTAAAACCAAAGATACAGACGGTATTTTTGTTTCAGATATCCAAGATCCGATTCCATCAAATAAGTTGATTCAGATTATTAGCATGGTTTCTGGTGGACTAAATCTTGAAGCTAACGGAAAGAAAATTAATATTCCTGATTTTGGGAACACAATACAAATCACATTCGAAGATTTAAGAGCAGCATATAATCATACTCCGAAAATTATTGATGATGGCTGGCTATTAATTCAGAGTGAAGAAGCTGTTAAGTACATGTATCTAGAAGAAAAATACAAGAAATTTGTTAGTAAGAAGTTTATTGAAAATATCATTAATCTTCCAAAGGATCAGATCGTCGAAACTCTAAAGGGACTCGGAACAGTCGCACAAAAGACTAGTATTGATTTAATCATTAAAGGTCTTGCTGATAAAGATGATAAATATTCTGATATGAACAAACTACATGTAATTAGTGAATTTATTGGTCAAGACATCAATGAATTAGCAAAAAATCGCTAATAAGAAGAAAGGTATGAGTGGTGAGAAATGACTCCGTACCAACAGGTATATCAAAGATTCGCAATTAAAGTTGAAGATTACACTTTGGACGCATTGTTTCGATCATCCATACCTAATTATGAATTGTATTTGCTTGGTTGGTTGAAAAGTGCAATTCCAAAGTTTACGAAATGCGTTAAAGACTTAACAGATAGGGATGATTCAGCTCAAATGTTTAATCAGACCTTATCTGAAAAAGAGGAAGAAATCCTTGCATTCTTGATGCAAATCGAATGGTCAGAGAAGGAAGTTAAAAATGTTAATGAAATGAGACTTGCATTGAGCACTTCTGATTTTAAACGATATGCAGAATCAAATAACTTAAAAGTTAAAATTGATCTGCAAAATCAACTTATTGAACGTGCTGATGCAATGATTGTTGAGTACACATATGAAAATTTTGACTTCTCTAAGATTTGAGGTGTCATAGGATAAATGAGTTTTTATGATGCTTATAATGCAAAATTAAGTGTAACTGATGCAGATCCAAGAACTTATAGCATCAACAATACCAAGAGAGTTATTCAAGCAGGAATTAAGGATTCACCATCTTATATGGAAGTTACATTTAACAATTCTCTCCTAAGCGTAGGTGTTCAAATTGTAGATGATAGTAAAACTAAAGAGCTTAAGCTCTTATCAACACTAGACTCAAATTACACTTCTGGAAATTATGTTCACTGGAATAATGAGACATGGCTAACTCTAATTGTTGATGATATGGCAAGCATCTACAAGCGAGGAACCATTAAAAGATGTATTTCATCGTTAAAGTGGTGTGACTCATTAGGAGCAATTAAAGATGTATATTTTACTGAAGCAGAATACATAAGTCATAATCTAGGCTTAAACGATGGCAGAGTGATTACTTTGTCTGATGAGCGTAGAAGTATTGTTGTCCAAAAAAACATTGATACTCTTCGTATTCATAAGCAGCAACGCTTTATATTCGAAGAGGGTAGATGTTGGAGGGTAACAGGGATTAATTCACTGACTGAAAATCTAATAACATTTGAGCTTGAAGAAACATTACTAAACGAGAGTAAAGATAATGTTGCTTTGAGGATTGCAGACTATTTCATCCATGATTACTCAATTCATATTTCCAATGGAAACAACGTTAATCTAAAACCAAATGACACTTTGCAACTTGAATTGGTAATTAAGGATCATGGAACAATAACAAGCCTTCCTCTGACATACTTATCTTCTGATGATTCAATTATAACCGTAAATGAGACTGGATTAATTACTGCAATCTCAAACGGTATTGCAAACATTCGAGTATCTCTGACAAATAGCCCAGATGTTGTAGATACATTAGATGTAGTAGTAAGTGATGCTGTTCATTCTGGATGGACTCTAGATATTAGCGGTAGTGACTTCTGTAAAATCACTCAAGTTCAGAAGTTCATTGGAACAGTTAAAAACAATGGAGTAACCGACACTACTAAGTTAATCAGATGGACTCTCTACGATGACTCAGGAGTGCAACCAACTACATTAGGTGTGATTGTAAGCCAGTCGGGTCATGAAGTATCTATACGGGCTAATAAGAAGTATACAGGGTATGTGAAGATTAAAGGTGTCTGTTACGAAGGTACTAATTTCACGGTTGAGGATTTAGCTACCTTTACAATTGAAGACCTTTCAGAGTTAACAGTTGATCAGTTACATGATGCTGGATTCATATCTGAAGAGGTTGCAGAGTATTCAGTTGAAGAACTGTCTGTACACACAATTGATGAGTTATTTTCATTAGGATTAACAACGGAACAATTGGCCTCGTTTACTGTTGAAGATTTAGCTATGTATACTGTGGGCGAATTGGCTAATGAGAGAGTGTTGGTGTCTGCTATGAAAAGAGTCCAAATTAAGAGTTTAATTTAAGGGGAAAACACAAAACTGATTTGAGGAGGGGATTAAGATTAAGAATTTTATTAACTTGAGTGAACAAAAAGTAGAGATAATGACCAGACTTATCGAATCAGAAGAGCTAGTCAAGGCTGTAGGCTATAATGAATCAAACTTCTTAGAGCAGCCAATCATAACTGACCCCTCTTCTCTTATATATGAAAACATATATCCGTACAGATTTGTCCCCGATCTTAACACGCACCAGAAAACGTTTATCACTCTCAGTTTCAGAGGATATAAGCCTGTTGATGGTTATTATAAATCAGGATTAGTTTACTTTAATGTAATCACTCACAAAGACCTGATAAAGACAGATTATGGGGCCTTGCGATATGATTTTATTATTCAAAAAATTGATGAGCTGATGAATAATACTCGTGGACTAGGAATTGGCAACACTCAATTTCATAGTATGGACGAATTGTACATTGATGAGAAGTATATGGGTATGTTCATTGCGTACAAACTTCTTGATTTTAGTTAGGTGATTGAGCAATGAGTGATATGGATCTAGAGTTGAAACTACTTGCGGGAATGCCAATTAATATTGAAGGTGTAGGCAAAATATTCTCACCCACAGTAAGAGAAATTATTGAAATCGGTGAATCTAACTACAATCAATATTTATCAGCTCTCCTGTTTGACAAAAACAGTATTGAAACAGACATCAAAGAAGAACTATCTAATTTCGAAATGATGTTTGCATACGCTTATCATCATGAAGAGTTTAGAAAAATTTTGTTTGAATCAATCTCATTCTTTTTCAAAGATGAAGTACATTTAGACCACGATGATCAAGATGTGTTTTTTCTATTTAAGAATGGAAAGATGGGGAAATCTGTATTCGAGAATGTACAAGATATTATTAAAACTGCAAATTGGGTCAGCGATTCTTCAGAAGAAAGTGAACAATACAATCCCGCCGATGAAGAAACTGCAAAGGTTATCAGAGAAATGCTGGAGAGACGAAAGAAAAAAGCGAAGCCTAAACCTGTAGTTAATCTTTACAGCATTATCTCAGCTATAGCTTGGAAGTCTCCTGATATGAATATAAGCAAGATTTTAGATTTGACAATCTTTCAACTCTATGATGGCTTTAGAAGATTAGAAAAAATTGATTCTATACATTACACATTGAATGGAATTTATTCTGGCAATGTGGATGCTAAAAAAATAAATATGTCCGATTTAAATTGGGCAAAAATCATTGAAACATAATTTAGGAGGAATTTAATAATGGCAGCAATTAATTCATGGGTAATTCGAGATGTTCCACTCGCTACGTTTGTTGAACCAGTCACTCGCAAGCCTTTCGCGTATTTATCTGATGTTAAAACAAGTGATTTGACGGTATCTTCTGATACGGTTTATGCAAAAGGTGGATCGGGTAATCCAAATATCATTGGGTTTAATAGTAACAAACAAGCAAAATTTAATATCTCTAACGCTGTGTTCGATAATACAGCGATTGCGCTTCAAACTGGTAATCCAATTATTAAAGGTGCTAAAGCAATTCAACAACGTGAGGTGCTTACAGTTGCCACAAACTCGGCAACATTGACATATACACCAGTAAGTACAACAGGAGCAATCGTTGGCGTATTTAAGAGAAATCCTGATGGGTCTCACGGTGCAGAAATAACTTTTACTGCCTCTACAGTTGCGACAACTCAGTACACTCATTCAAGTTCAAAAACACTAGGATTCTTTGCTGGAGATTTTGCTGCAGGTGAACAAGTCATTGTTTACTACATGACTAATACAGATGCTTTGGCACAAACTATTGTTGTTTCTACAAATAAATTCCCTTCTGCATTCGGGCTTGTCCTAGACACTGTTGCTAAGTCACCTTACGATGGGAAAGATTACAGAGTGCAATTTAACATCTACTTGTGCAAGGCTGAAGACAATTGGACTATTTCAATGTCGGCTGACGGAGATCCGTCCGCGCATACTATGCCTATTGAGTGCCTAAAACAAGCAGGACAAACTGACTATTTCACAATGACAGTATTCGATGGCACTACTTTAACTTAATAAAATAGAATGAAAAACAAGGCTAGATTCGGATTATACATCTGCTTCGAAGCCTTGTTTTATTTTTTCACTACAATTTCATATGTATTAAAGACATTTTTCAACAGGGTTCAAACTTTGAATCTTGTTCAATTCTGTCTTGCTTGAAAACAAAAGGGAGGCTTCATAATGTCAAATAAAACAAAGAAATTATCACTCACTGAATACAATAAACTTGAAAAACAATTTAATGAACGTAAACAAATTCGAATTACGGTAATTCTACCTGAAGGTGAAACAAAAGAGTATGATCATTCAATTGCCACCACATTTAAACCAACTGATATTCAGAAACTTAGTATTGATTACCTCTCTCTTCTATATGAATTACAAAATAATCCAGATGTTACCTCAGAGACCTTTTATAATGCCAACTCTCTTCTTAATGCGTTAATTGTGAAGTATTTTTCAGATGTTCCAGTAACTATTGATAATCTTGAATCCATCATCAAAGTTTCCGAGGTGTTATTCAATCTAGGTATTATGGAACAACTATTTGATGAGTCAAAGGGATTTTCTAAATCAGAAATTGAAAAATTAAGTGCTACTCTAGAAAAAAACAGTAAAGTTTTTGGTCAGCAATTTGGTGAGCTTGTGATTAAGTCAGGGTTTAATTTGACTGGAGATGAAACAGTTGGACGTAACGAATTGGAGTCAACTTGAGGATTATTTGAATAAGAAGATAGCTAGTGCTTTGAAAAATGAAGGTGCTGAAACAGCAAGAGATGAGATGCAGACGCATATCCAAGAGGATGTTTATGACGTGTATACTCCAATATCCTATGAAAGACGGATGTATGATGACGGACTCATCGATCCTCGCAATATAGAGATTTTAATGCATAATGATAATACGATATCACTAGAAAACATTGCTTATGATGGTGAAAAGAATGTTCCTTTAATAGTGGAAACAGGTAACGGCTATTTTAGAGGTGCTTCTGATGTACTAACAAGAGGTAGAAAATTTACTGAAGCGACTAAACAAAGCTTACGTAAAAGTAACAAATTAGAGTCGGCTTTAGCAAAAGGATTGAAACGTCAGGGTTTAGATATAAGTTCGATATAATAAAATAAATATTTCATTGTAAACACACTCTATAAACCATTTGAGACATATGGTACAATATACCAATACATCTAATGTGTGTAGGGAGTGAATTAATGTGTATAAAGCATTATTATTTTTGTGTATATCTGTTTCAATATTGTCGGCCTGTTCAAGTAACACTGAAAAGAAACAAGTCATCACTGTGGGATCAGCACCAACTGTAGCTGTAAAAAGTGAGAATACTAAAGTAGATCCTGAAAAGGAAAGCCGTGATTTTGCGTTCGTTTTGATCAATTCTAGACAGCAATTTAAAGATATTGGAAGCATAGGTGTTAGTGCATACAAAGATTTTATTGAGAAGAAGTCAACTAAGGATGAGTTTATTCAGAAAATTGAAACTATGAATGTTCAATTACAATCTGCATATAAAAAACTCGAAGCAGCAAAACTAAATGATGATCCAAATTTAAAATCACTTTATGCTGATCTTAAAAGCTTTGTGTCATTGTATTATTTAGATTACTATTATCATGGACTTTTAGCAGATTCTGTTGGAGATGATAAACTCTCTAAGAGTTTTAGTGAAAAAGCAAAACCATTAGAAAGCCAAAATCGTGATATAGATAAGAAACTAAATGATTTAAAATTGCAGTACAAACTATAGAAAAGCATGAGTCAAGGTATTCCACTTGGCTCTTTTTTTATATCTAAATTAAATATAACAATCATTAAAGGGGCGATGATTTCTTCGCTTCTTTTTGTTTTCTAAAAAAGGAGTGAGGACAATTGCCAGATACACTAAGGATATTAATTCAAGCATCATTAAATAAAGCGACATCAATTACTGAGATTAATAAAGCAATTAAAGAATTATCAAATAACCCATCACTCCAAAAAATAAAAGTTAATGTTGAAATTGACTCTAAAATACTAGAAGTACTATCAAATTTCAATAAAAATATAAACCAAATAACACAATCTACTCTTTCTCAAAGCAATGCAATGAAAGATACAATCAAGACAATAAGTCAAGAGACACAGGCAGTTAAAGACGCTACAGAAGCTCAAAAAAGATGGAATCTTGAAAGAAAGAAAACAGTTTCCGATGCTCAAAATAATGTCAAAAGAGTAACTGAAACTTTTGGTGATGGTGTAAATCAACAAATAAAAGACACTAAGTTTGTAAGTGGTGGCGTTGTTCAAACCACAACAGATATTATAAATCAGAAAAAAATGCTTGAAGAAGAAAAGAAAATTGATGCTGAGCGTGTCAGAAATGCAAACGAAACAAATAAGATAAGAAAAGCATTAGCTGATAAAGCAACTCAAGATGAAAATAAGAGATATAACGATTTTGTGGCAATAAAAAGGGCAGAATATGAAGCTCTAAAGAAAGCAAAAGCAGATGCCGCGGCATTACTAGCAGCACAAAATAAAGCAGAAGTTGATGTATTAAGTCTTAATCGTAGATATGGCACTAATGGCTCTAATGTCGATAATGCGGCTTTAAACAATTATTTATCTCAAATTAAAGCATTAACTCCAGCCACATCTAACTTTAGGGAAGAAGCAGCAAGGTTAACAAACGAGATAAACAAAATAGGTGCCTCTGCGAAAGTTAGTTCTGGACATACCCTTGCGTTAGGTGAAGCCTTGAAATCATCTCTAGTTAAGATGACTGCGTTCATTGTTGGCGGCAGCTTGATTTCTGCACCTTTTCAATTCATAAGAGAAGGCATCACCTATGTGAATGAATTAAACAAATCATTAACTGAGCTTTCCATTGTTTATTTGAAAAACCAAGGTGAAGTAGCTAAGTATGGTGAAGAGTTTCATAAAATGGGTATGGAAATGGGGGTTGCAACTCAAGAGTTAGCAAAAGGTGCTGTTGAGTTTGCTAGACAAGGTTTGTCTCCTGAAGAAACTGCGAAGAGAATGGCATCTGCTATTCAATATGCAAAGATCAGCAGTATTGATTTTACCTCATCTGCAAAAATTTTAACGGCTACAGTTAATTCAATGGGTGTGGATATTAATAGGGCATCTGATGTATTTAGCGCAATTGGTGATAGTGCAGCTACTTCTGCTTCTGAAGTTGGAGAAGCAATGCAGCGTGTTGGCGGTAGCGCGAATAGTATTGGATTAGAATTCGAGAAGGTCTCAAGTTGGATTGGACAGCTAAGTTCGTCTACGAGAGAGAGTTCATTCACAATAGGGAATAGTATTAAATCTATCATTGCAAGAGTTCAAAGCCTAAAAGAAAAAGGATTTGACGAAGAAGACGGTACTAAGATAAATCAAGTTTCTAAAGCACTTGCAGAAGTAGGAATTAGATTAGTTGATGAAAAAGGGAATTTCCGCAACTTTGGGACTGTCATGGATGAACTTGGTGCCAAGTGGGGTACTTTAACAAGTAGACAAAAAGCTTATATTAGTACTACAACTGCAGGGTCGTTTCAGAGTAGTAGATTCATGAATCTTATGGAGGGATACAGTGATTCCGTAAAACTTTATGATATCGCTCTTACTTCTGCTGGTATTAGTCAAAAGAAATTCAACCTATATCAAGATGGCACAGAAGCAAAATTAACGAAACTAAAAAATGCCTTTACAGGAATCTTTCAGTCTTCGTTTAAATCAGATGAAATAGGAAGTCTTATTCAGTCTCTAACTAGCCTAACACTTTGTATAGACAAAGTAGTTAAGACTGTTGGATTAATTCCACCTGTTATGTTTCTTGCCACTACAGCTTTCCTAGTCTTTAATACAGCAATGAGAGCATCTATTGCTACTTTTGCAGGTGGAAAATTATTTACAGCATTGGCAACAGCAGGAATGCAAATTCAAGCGCTAAGTATTTTTACTACTGCATACACAGGTTCTGCGATTGCAGCAAGAGTAGCTACAATAGGATTACAGGTCGCTTTAACAGGAGGTATTGCACTTGCTGTAGCAGCCGTTACAGTAGGAATCTCTAAATTAGTTGAGCGTCATCAACAATTAGCAGAGCAGCAAAAACAACTAGAAGACCAGCAAAAAAAAATTGCAACAAATTGGACTAATCAAAAAGATAAAATTACAGAGTTGGTTGCAGAATACACCAAACTTGATAATGCTACTAATAATGGAAAAAGTTTTTCTGATACCGCCCAACAAGAAAAATATTATGAAGTTAGTAAAAACTTGGCTGATTTGTTACCTAATCTTGTCCACCATATTGACGAAAAGGGTTTTGCACATTTAAGGTCTGCTGATGCAATCTCTAAAGAGTTAGTTAACACTGAAAAACTTACTAAGCTTCAAAATGCGAAAGACCTTGCTACTGCTAACGATGATTTCAAGAAAATATTAAATGATAGACGAGTACTTCAATCTCAACTAAATACTATTAACAGAGATATTGAAAGAGGTTATTCAACTGCGACTGCTGGAGGAAAGGATTACAAAGTAAAAACATACTCCGCGGCAGAAATTGCTACTTTAAGATTACAGGCAGAAGCTATAGGCTCTCAATTAGAATCTTCAACTGATTCAATACACGCTAAGTTCTCTGGTTTGGTCGGAGTTTTGGTGCAGATATCAGGTGTTAAATTCGGCGATGATGCAAAAAATCAATTGAGTAAGTTTGTCGAGAATATGGACATTTCTCAATTGTCATCAGACGATCTTGTTAAAAAGTTAGTACAGATATCTAGTATTATGAATCGTATCAAGGAGATACAATCTACTGATGGGCTAGATAAAAATGATTCATTAAGCATGATGAGTACTCAAACAGATCTACTTGCAACTTCTTTAAATGCAACCAGTTCACAGGCGAAAAAATTTGTAAATGTAATGAACGGTGTTAAGCCTTCAGTTGATAAGTCGAATGAGTTATTTGAGAACTTAAATGACACTCAAAAAGCGTTACAACAACAATTTGAACAAACTGCTGAATCGGTAAAACCTTTAAATGATGCAATTGATACGCTAAATAAAGAGCATCAACTATCTTCAAGTTCTATTATGGAACTTATTAAAAAATATCCAGAGTTGTATGACAAAATTTCCACCGAGAATGGACAATTAGTCATTACAAAAGAGGCTATTGAGTCAGTAAGAAACGCAAAACTTAATGAACTGGAAGTAAGTATTCAATCACAAAAGGCACAGGTCGATACACAAGAACAAGCATTAGTATCCAAACTTGCAGCTTATGGAGTTGAAATCGATGCAATTTCAAATGTAGCAGAAGCAAAAAAATCTCTTGCAGAAGCTGAAAAAAACTTAAATGATAGTTTCAATCCTAACGGCAGTGAAATGGAACAAAAAGGTAAGTTGCAAGATTTAGGTACTCTCAGTAATCAAATTCTTCAAATTGCTAAAACTAAAGAAGCATTAAAAGCATTGCAAGATGCAGCTAAAACTGGTTTTAACTTTAAGAACTCAACCAACACAGAGAAACCAAAAAATGAAAAGGAAGACACGCAAGCCAATCTACATATTTTAACTGATTTTTCAAAAGAGGAAATTGACAATATCAACAATGTTATAAAAGCGCGCGATTTGAACATAAAATCTCTTGAAAAGCAAGTTGAAGTTGCCAAGAAGACTGGGAATATTAATGTAGAGTTGGAACTTAGCAATAAATTACTCATTGAACAAAAGGCTAAGCTAGAAGATATTGCTACAGCTAATAGTAATTTAAAAAAATCTGCTGATTCAGTTAGGGATACATATCAATCTTTAAGTGATCAATTTTCAAAGGGTGGAGTTGGATTTGATGCATGGTTTAATGATGATGCTTCTGCTTCATCAAAGTATATTGAGGCAATCCACGCTATTGAAAAATCAATGCAAAATATCGAAGGTGACGGTAAAAATCTTTCTGATACTGACAAAAACAGAATTAAAGAATTAGAGAATCAAAGGGAACTTTATCAAAAGATATTCAACCAAATCCAAGGTATTAAACAATCTTGGAGTGGGAATTTAGATGAGATCCAGAAGGTTAAGGATTCAATCGAAGGTATAAGTGGAGATATATCTAACGTATTTAAATCTGAAATAGATAAAGTTATGGACGCTGCTTCTAAGGCAATAGATGTGACAATTGATAAGCTAAAGAAAAAGCTTGAAGCTAATCCCAATGATAATGTAATTTTAAATACCAAAGATTTGACTATTTCTATTGATGAAATCTTAGCCAAACTTGATGAAGCTGATGGTCGATACCCGAATGGTTTTCAAGTCATTGACACTTCTAGTGACGCGCGCGCTAAGTTAGACAATTATAAAAATACATTGCTTGGATTGTCGAATGTAATTAGTGAAATGTCTAAAGAGTCCTCAAATAACGCTTCTCAAACAAAAGCAAACATTGAGAAACAAATAGCATTTTCGCAGGATTTGAAGTCTCAAATTGCAAGCATGAAACAATACATTTCAAGTATGACGACAATGTATCAGCAGCAAGAGGCATCTATTTCTAATCAGATAAAACTACACCAAAAGCAATATGATCTGATTATTGAGAATTTAAAGAAGCAGCTTGAGATTCAAGACACCTTTAACATGGATGAGTTTTCGGATTCTATCGACTCAATCATTTCAGATTTGAATTCATTAGATGGAGTTTATGGAAAAGGGAATTTTATTGAATCAACACTAGGCACGAGAGAAGAACTCGATGCTTTTAAAGCTAAGATTCAAGATATTGCAAAAGCAGTATCGGATTATCAAAATGCTGCTGGAAACCCATCTCAGAATTCTATTCAAAATGAAATTGCATTCGTAAATGGCTTGAAATTAAAAATTGATGGACTTAACAATACTCTTCGTGATACTGAGTTGCAGTATAAAAATGAGGAGAAAGCTCTTGAAAATCTTATCACTACTCAAACCAAATATTACGATGATCAAATCGCAGCCCAACAATTAGCTCTAAAAAACCTTGACGAACAAATTGAAAAAGAAGATCGCCTAAAGAAGCTTCAAGATATCAATGATGAGATTAGCAAAACAAAAGCAGATAAACGATTCTCTTATATTGGTGCAGACGGAAATGAAACCCTAACCTTTGATAAGGGTAAAGTTGGGGAATTAGAGAAGCAGCGGGACGAGTTGTTAAAACAGTATCAGCGTGATGATTTAAAGAAAGCTATTCAAGATAATATAGACACTCTTGAAAAAGCAAAACAAGAAACTATTAAGAAACTTCAGGATCAACTAGATAAGACTAAGCAGATTCATCAAATTGAGTTAGATGTTCAACGTTTGTATATTCAAAACATGCAAAACCTGTATCAAATTGCTGTCAATGATGTAAATGGTAAAATTGACAAATTGAAATCCTCTTATGATAAGGAAATAACAAATGAGCAGGATAGGTTGACTCAGTTACAAGCAGTTCACCAACAGGAGTTAGCTAGTATGAATATGTACGTTGGGTATTTAAGTTCACTGGATGCTACGCTAGTCGCTAATACTCAGGCTAAGATTGATACTTTGAAGATCCAATTAGAAACTGAGCGCACTAATATGATTAATCATTGGATAGACTTGAATGACATCACGAAAACTGGTTCAAAGAAATTTAATGAATTAGTTGACGAGTGGAATAAAAGTGCTATTTCTAAACTTGATTCAATGGTTTCTGGAGCAAATGCAAGACTTATTCAAATGCAGCAGATTATGGCAGCTATGTCTGCAATGTCAGGTGGAGGTGGTGGATCTTCTTCTTCAAGTTCTGGTAGCTCACCAACTATTAAATACCATACTGGCACTAATTCGGTTGGAAGTGCTCCCTTAGCAGAGAATGAAATGCCAGCTATTTTAAAACTAGGGGAAACCGTGTTGACTAAAATGCAGTCCTTAAAACTACAGGATATCATGATCAAGCCGCTAGATTACCTAAGTGGGCTTATTAGCAGTGTAAAGTTACCATCTTTTAATCAATCATCAAAAAATACCTCAAATGCCACAACATATAGTTTGTCGGGAGTTACAATTATGGCCAACAACCCTTCAGAATTATTCGAAGGCATTCAAAATCTTGTGAAATCGCATCATACTTAAACATGGAGAAGCTAACCCCTTCTCCTTTTTCTATGGAAAGGAGGATTGCAATAAATGACTATTATGGGCTTAAACTTCTATGGAACTGAATTTTTTAGGAGTCCGTCAAACTCAGTAAATAATATCTATTATGGTGAACTAAAGAATGGCATATATGATGAAATTGAAATTCGTGAACGAACAGATGTTGGTAAAACTAATATCAAAGATGCATGGCAGATCGATCATAGAGCAATCTTTAAGTTCTTAAATGATCTTGAAGGTGGAAATATACAAAATAGCGGACTAGAGATTGTAAGTTTTGCTATCAAGCGAAGAAAAGCAAGTGAACTAAATTCTATTACATTACATCATCTCCCATTTGTAAATAATCAGCAAATCGTATATACAGATTACACTCAACCGAATGAAGATTTAGTTTATAGCATTGTACCCATTGCAGAAAACAACTTAGAGGGTAAGAATGTTGATGTTTCAGTGACATCCGATTTTGTAGGATGGTGGCTAGTGGATAAAAAGTGCGACTCTATCCTAGGATTCGATAAAGCAATGGAAAGTGTTGGGAATGTTGAGGCTACATTAAACCAAGGAAGAGTTGTAATTGAAACGTTATCTAAGTACCCCCAAGTGTATTATTTTGATAAAGAGTATGAGTCTTTCTCACTGAGTACAGTAATTATTCCTAGTGAATTTGAACGTAGCGGAAAGAGCTATGAAAAAATATTGAACACCTTCATTAAAGATCATCGACCATTTTTAGTTAAAAGTGACACAGGGAGAGCTTTTGTCTGTGACGTAAGCAACCCGCGATTAAGTAGTCCTTTGAACACATGGAAAAACTATGATTACGGTGTTCTAACTTTAGATTTTGTTGAGGTTCAATCCGTCGATGAATATATGGCAGAGTAGAGGTGAGATATGCAATACTGCTCAGCAGATTTTCTGGCTGCAATGAAAAGCCCAATTAAGCAGATGTATTTGAAGTTCGAATTTTACGATTCTAACATGAAATATATAAGCGAATACACTAAACAAGTTACAAATAAAGATAGTGGTTCAATATCTTTAGATGGATCTAGACCAATTAGAAGGAATTTTTCATTTAAGTTATTCAACAAAAAAAATGAGTTCAACTTTGGTGAAAATAATCTAATTTGGCTTGATAAACGCGTAAAGGTCTTTACTGGATTTAAAGTGAAAAGCGGAATTGTAGAGTATATACCTCAAGGTGTTTTTATATTAACAGAACCAGAGGATAGTCATACCACTGAGGGTAAAATCACTACATTAAACGGTCAAGATAAAATGTTTTTATGTACAGATCGCAGAGGGAAATTTCGTACTGAAACAAAAATAGATGTTGGTGCAAATATTGGTTCTGTAATAAAGTTACTCGCCCAAAAAGTAGGGGAAACTCTCTTTAACTTTGATAGTGTAGCTGAGACTGTTCCTTATACGCTTACATATCAAACTTCTGACAATATTTATAAAGCAATATCAGAATTAGCAGCGCTTTGCAAATCAGAAATCTATTATGATGTGAATGGGTATTTGAGGCTTCGAAAAATTGACTTAAATGAGTTTACACAATATCCACCTGTTTGGAGTTACTCATATGCAGACCCAAGTGAAAGATTTTATGCGGGTAATGTACGCAAACTAGATGAATCAAATCTCGCAAATAGAATTATCGTTTTAGGAGGCTCATCACAAACAGCAGAATGTTCATTTGAAATTGTCGTTACAGAGTCCAATCCAATCTGGGCAGGTCATCCATACTCAATTGAAAAGATTGGTGAAGTCACTTATGAACATAATTCAGGCAATCCAGACAGTTTACTATCAACTACAGATGATTGTAAATACAGGGCTAAATATGAACTGATGAACAGGCTTGGTTACACTGAAGTAGTTTCATTACAAATAAGTCCTAATTTCTTACATGAAGCTAATGATGTTATATATCTGGAGGACTCCGAAAATTCAGTTACAGGAAAATACTTGCTTAGAAGTTTTTCGCTCCCGTTGACTCCACAGTTGATGTCATGTGAGTGTTTAAAATATCGAGAAGTGATATCAAATTGGAATTTCATTTAAGAAGGTTGATTTATGGAGAATAAAGAATTTATTGCACTAATTGAAAATATTATTGATAACAAATTAAAAGAGTTGAACTTGCTTACAGGTCAATGGAATCTCGGAACGGTAGTGCAGGTTAAAAATGCAAAGCTTCTCTCAGTATATGTAAATGGCTCACAGACTCCTCAAGATATACCATGTAACCCAGATGTGACGTTTTCAGTTGGATCTAAGGTATTCGTTTTGTTCATTAATGGGAGAAGTACTGATAAGTATGTACCATTTAAAAGAGGAGTATAGCAGGAAGGAGAATGTAGTTTGGCTTTACAGAAACCATATAACATAAGTTTCAAAGGGTTAACTATTGCGGCAGGTGAAGTCAACAAACTGACTTGGCAAGTGTCAGGCGATTTAAGTGTTGCTTATCAAGTACGCGTGTTTAAAAACTCTGACAATATTTTAATTTATAACAGCTCAAAGATTACATCATTCGCTAATTCTCATTCCATTCCAGCTAATTCCTTTTTGAATGGTCTAGAGTATAAGATTCAAGTTATAATTTGGAACGATGCAGGAGCAGGCATTTTCTCTGATTACGAGATATTTCAGACAAGTTCCAGACCAGTTGTAGGGGTTTCGCCCATAGGAACGGTTGGCTCTCAAACGTATAATTTTACTGCTACGTACTCCCAATTAGAGTCTGTCTCAATGCGCTCATGGATTTTTTACTTGTATGACGCAAATAAGCTGAAAATATTTCAGTCTGAAATTCAAACAAACACAAATATCCATTATTTAATTTCGGGTTTAAAATCAAATACCAATTATTATGTTGAATTTCAAACGACAAGTAATAAAGGATTAGTTGGAACAAGTGGACTAGTATCATTCTCAGTTAGTTACTCTCAACCAAACATTAACACCAACCTTACTGCAGAAAATAACGAGAACGCAGGAATCAAATTAACTTGGAATACAATCCAAATTATAGGTTCAACATTGTCAGCTCCCATATTTATAAATGGGGAGAAGTTAAATGTTAGAAATGATGTCTTTTCCTTTAGTGAAGGCTTTCAGTTAACAAATAATTTCACATTAAAGCTATGGTTTGAAAATATTACTAGTAACGTAGATCTATTAGTCATTAAAGGGCAAAGCGGAACTATCAGTTTGCAGTATTGGAATGATCACAAGTTCCACTTATTCAAAGATGTGTATGGATATAGATCACATAATGTAAGCTCTGAGCTAATTGGTTCAGGCTTTTTTGTATATATTCAACAAATAGACGGAGATATGAACATAGAAGGAGAGGTGGTTAAATAGTGGCAAACCTATCTAGTTTCCCTAATCAAATAGATGCATTTACTCTCAAGACTGAGATTCAAGCATCAGATGTGCCATTAATTCAGAGATTTCAAGAATTAAAGCTAAAGTCAAGCAGAATACCATCTGAGGAAACCGAATTAGCCAACCTAACCAATCAGTTGCGTTCAAAACTAATTGCTGCTGATGAGTGGAATAAGTTTCAAGATGCGCTAGTTAATATGGAACAATTTCTCACTACAAATATTACAGGGTATGTAGCAACTAAACAAAATGAAATTAATGCAACTAAAGATGCTGCGCTTACACTAATTGAACAGAAAAAAAATAACATTATTGCCTATATGGATGGAACAACAGCAGGTGCAATTCGCAATGATATGGGTGATTTAACTACTCTAACAACCACAGATAAAACTTCTTTGGTCAATGCTATCAAAGAAGTCAAAGCAAATATAGAAATTCTCTACTGGATGGGGGTTTAAAAAAATGATAAATACACCAAAGAGGCTATATGTTGGTCAACCAACAACAGCAGCTACAACTTTATATACAGTTCCAGCAAATACAACCACTATAGTTAAGAATATTTTAATTACAAATACGACTGCAACCTCATCAAACATCACTATCTACGCAGTCCCAAATAGTCAGACTGTAGGCAATCAACACAAGATTCTTGCTGCCTACACAGTAAAAGGAAACGATACTATCAGTATGGATGTATCACTCGTAGTATCATCAAATGATACTATTCAAGCTTTGCAAGGAACATCTGCTGCTATTTCTATCTATGTTTCAGGAGTTGAGATTGTATGAGTATTAAACGCCTAAGTGCTATGACTGTTAAACCAACAACAGCAACAGGAAATGCTACTGCAGGAGATGTAAGAGCGACTAAAACTTTTTCATCAGACGCAGATGTTGATTTGATGGGGAGTGTACCAGATCGTGGAGCAGTAATAATCACACCAAGCGGAACAAATCAAATTGCAATTCCTGATGGAATTCATTCTGGAAGCGTGGTTTCACAAGTTTCTGTCCCTGCAAACAAAGTATTAACAGGTACTACGATAGCTGGTACTGCAGGGACAATGACAAATAACGGAACACCCACGATTGTTCCAACAAGAAGCAATATAACTTTGGCAGAGGGCTATTACGGCCCAACAACGACAGTTCAAGGTGTCCCTGTAGATGCTTCAAAAGTATTGAGCGGAACTACAATTGCAGGCACAGCAGGAACAATGCCAAATCAGCCAGTACTAAATGCTGCTACTGGTCACGCTACAGCACTTAACAGTTCAGCAGGCCAATACACAGCAGGCAATCCAAATGTTCGTTGCTATCTCATGCCTCCTGCTGGATACTATGATGGTGCTACGTGGGTTGCACAAGATCAGCCTGCTATTATTCCTTCGAACATTGCAAGTGATGTTACAATTCTCGGTGTTACTGGAAACGTTCCGAAACCCGTCTATGTGTCTTTACCTACTCCCAGATATGTACAGAACTTCAATGGTACTTCCGAGATCTTGAAATCTGCCCAAATTAACGTAACTGGACAGATATCAATCTCTATGAACCTCGGTAGCACCTATAACAATGGGGTATATGCATATCTGTTTCTTTATAAAAACGGTTTACGAATTGGAAATCCCGATGGTTATTACTCGAATCAACCTTATCCCGGTCTTGCTGTAGGTTTATCGATAGCAGTAAATGCAGGAGACGTAATTGAGGTCTCGGCTAGAGCCGAGAGTTCCTCAGGGGGAGCTACGGTGGGTAACTTTCTTATCACTAACACCTTATCATCCCCTACGAATGCCTCAAATCTTAAAGAGGGAGGTAGATCATGATCCAGAATACACTAACAACAATTCCATTTAAAACTCAAGCAGAGTTTGACCAAATCATGATCGCGAATAAGAACAATATTCTGGTGGTATATAATGACCTGATGGAAGGTAAATCTCTAGTGTTCAGTGATGATGCTCAAGGGAAATATGTCAAGAAGCTGGAAGACCAACTACTTCTTTTATCAGACGAATTAAGCGGAGGTATCCTATGACAAATCCTTTAGTGGTTCAGGTAATAGCAGAGCGTATCATGAACAAAGGAATAAACCCAAAAACTGCTGGAGTCTATACTCTTGATGAGATCACTAACGAGGAATATAGGCAGGCAGTAGTTGATTATCAAAACAGTCTAAGAGCAATCGTCCCGATTCCGAAGTAACAGCAGCCAAAGTAGAACTTGAACGACTCAACACTGAACTTGCTAAGTTTGAGGCAAAGAAAGCTGAATTGGAGAAGAAGTAGTAGTTAAAAATTATAGACTAAAGCTGCTCAAAATTGAGTGGCTTTTTTATTGTATGAAAACCATATCAAATATTGTACTATTTTAGTAGACATTAATCTCATATTTCAGGACATGAAAAATCGTGGACATAGACATAGGTAATTTGATATACTAAATTTAGTTGGTAAAAGTGCCCTTTTTATATACTCTTACTAGCTATAGATTCTAAAGAGATTCAGAACAGAATCTAGCATAGAATCAAAATTGAATCATAAACATAGTTCTAGGGTAACTTACCTTAGGAGGTGTTTTATGAGTAAGAGGAGAGTGAAAAAAATGGCTACTCAAATTGCTGCAACACCAATTGTGACTGGAAAAAAAGCAAGAGAAATCATGAAATCTATTAAAAATCAACCAAGCGAGAAGTCAAAGAAGAACGGGCAAGCGCTAATTGATTTTTTTAAGAGTTTCGAAACAAAGGGGAAGTAATGTGTTTTGAATCTTCCTGATAATTATACGTTGTCTAGATTAAGTATTGAAGATGAAAAAACATTGAGATCTTTCAATTGTTATAATGAAAAAGAATACTCTAAACTAGAACCTAGAACTAAAAAAAGACTTTCAAAAATTACTAAAGAAATGAATTCCTTTTTAGTAAAAGAAGCATATATAGAACAAGAATCAGCACTTAATACAACTTTTTTATTATACCATAATAGAGATTTGGCAGGATACATATCTTTATGTGCGGATAGCATCAAATTACAGTTAAAGGAAAGAGATTCTGATAATATTCCGTATGAAACAATCCCCTCTCTGAAGGTTGCTCGACTTGCGATAAGCAAAGACTTTCAAAAAAAGGGATTAGGTAAACTTCTGCTCAAATACTCCATTTATAAAGCCTTACTAATGAGAAAAGATTTCTGTGGTATCAAATTTCTTACTTTGGATTGTTTTCAACATCGATTATCATATTATGAAGCTTTAGGGTTTAAGAAAAATCTAAATCAAGATGTGCGAGATTTAGGTGTAAATTTCGCTCCAATAAGTCTTAGACTTCATATTGATAATTTTTTGGAAAGCCAAGATTTTTAAGTCACTTCCTCATGGAGTGGCTTTTTTGTATTCCCAATAAAAGAGGAGTTTTATCGTAAATAAACATGTTTGAGAACAGTAGTACTATGAGTGAGCAAAAACGAGGTGAATATTTTGGGGAATGAGTTAACTGAAAGTGAACGCTTAGCAATTGTAGAAACACAATTAAAGAATGTATTAGAAGGAATGGCTTCACTCACAAAATCATTTACTCGTCTTGAGGAGAAATTAGATCGTCGTGAAGAAAATTTTGTAACAACAGTATTATTGGATGAAAAGTTCAGGTTGCGTGATGATAAAATTGACGGATTACAAAAAGCCATCGTTGATATCAGATCCGAGAAACAATCAAATAAAAATAATTTGCCTGTTTGGTTAAGCATACTGCCATCACTAGCCGCTGTTGTTGTAGCCATCATTGCTATTTATAAATAAAAAGGAGAATGAAAAATGAATATTGATAAAGTTAAAGTGCTACGTTACGTTTCACTTCTATTTATTATTTTAGGAATTTTCAATAAAATTTCTGGACATTTTGGGTATGAGTTGCCTGAAGCTGAATTGGAATTTTGGGCAGATGTAGTTAGCGCTGTAGCGACCCTAATCTTCGGTATTACTCTAGATAGTAAAGTGATCCAATCATTATTTAAAGGTAAGGTTTAGAGAGTTAAGTAAAAATAATAATAGAAAGGAGTAATGTGAATTGGAAATAACACCATTAGGCTTTAAAAAGCCTGTAAGTTCAGATAGTGCAGATTTGAGAGTATTTATTGGGACAAATATGGATTTACTAGATATTTTAATATCAAGAAAGGAAAAAGAAATTCCTAAACAATCTACTCCTCCAACCTCACCTAAAACCTACGATTTATGGATTGACACAACATCTGAGCCATACTCACTTAAAATGTTCAGTGGATCTTTATGGGTATTAGTAGGCGGTAGCGGTTCTGGTGGCGCATCTGGCAAAAGTGCATATCAAGTCTGGCTAGATTTAGGAAATACAGGAACACCTCAACAATTTATTGATTCTTTAAAGGGAGCGCAAGGAATTCAGGGTGCTATAGGTTCACAAGGTATTCAGGGGCAAAAAGGCGACCAAGGTATCCAAGGACTTAAAGGAGATCAGGGAATTCAGGGTATTCAAGGATTAAAAGGCGATCAAGGCATTCAAGGAGCTGCAGGAAGTGGTGGGAGCAGTACTGGCACAATTCAAGGATTTGATAAATTCGTAATAAAGGATTCATGGAATACATCTGGTGTACACTCAACTCCTTCAAACATGGATACATTTTACATTATCAACACAGGAACAACTGACCTCACTTTTAACATTAATGGTATCACTCAAAATATAAAAGCAAACGAAGAGCTTCTTGATATTTTCGATCAATTCTCACAAGTTACAATTTCTGCAACTGGTACATTCGAAGCTAAAGTTGGAAGTGCCATTGTTTCGCCTACCAGCTCTGTTAAAGATGCTTTTTCTGGTTCAGCAAATGTAACTAGAACTATTTCTGGTTCCATCGTAGGGATAAGTAATGATGGCACAAGTCCATTAACTTTAGTGGTGAATGGAATATCAAATACTATAGTTGCAGGAGATGTTAAGGAGTTTTTGTTTGCTCCATTTACTCAGATTACAGTAAATAGTACAATTCCATTTCGCGCATACGTTAAAGGAGTGCCAGCAGCTATTGATACAACACCCCCAAATCCTATCACTGGGTTAATGGCTGGCACAGCAACAACGAGTACAATTCCAATTAGTTGGACTGTCTCTAATTCAGGAGATGTCGTCAACCAAGAAGTTGCTTACTCCTTAAATGGGGGAACAAGTTATACTATCGTTAGTTCTGCGATTAACCCTAGTTCTAGCTCTTACATTGTTACAGGGCTATCAGCTAACCAGTCGTATACAATCCGTGTGATAGCAATAGATGGTGCTGGAAACCGTTCTACAGGTGTGACTGTAGATAAATCAACTTTGGCATCTACCGACACAACACCACCTGAAGTAGTGACAAATTTAGCGGTAGGTACGCCGACATCAACTTCGGTTCCGTTAACTTGGACAGCATCTATTGCTTCAGATATCGCAAATTATGAAGTGGCATTTTCCACAGATGGAACCAACTATACAATCTCTAGTGCATCGGTTACTGGAACCTCATATACAGTTACTGGATTGACAGCAAGCACTCTTTATACATTCAGAGTTGCATCAATTGACACATCAAATAACCGTTCGTCGGGAAATCCAACGGTTCAAGCAACAACAACCACTCCAGCTTCGGGTACTGTTCAAGTATTCGATGACTTTAATCGTTCAGATGGGACAGTTGGCAATGCGGTTACAGGACAAGTATGGAATGGTGGAGGGGGAAGCCTTGCACCTACCATTATGAGTAATCAGATTGGTTTCACTGCTAATTCCACTAATTATCCTAACTTTAGCATTAGTCTATCTGATAATGTTGATATTGAAATGGACTTAATATTACCTACTTTAACTACTGGGAATATTTCTGGCGTTTCTGCACGAGTGAATGCTGGTAATAATCAAGGTTTAATATTTGGAGCACTTTCAAACGGGACTAGGGCAGGATTTCTTTCAACTTTAACGGGTGCAGCTACTGTTCCTGCAACAGCAAGCTTTACATTTAATACAGGGCAAGCATATCGTTTGAAACTAGAAGTAAGAGGAAATGTCTATAAGGGATACATTGATGGTGTTTTGATTCAGAGTTATACAGATACTGCGAATATAGGCTTGTCAAATACAAAGTATGGATTTGTTTTCTATAATACCGCTGTACCAAGAGGAGACAATTTCAAAATAACATCTCATTAAGAAAGGGGGCGTATTGAATTGACATTGAAGAAAACATCAACTCCAAGTAGCTCAGGTACGCCTGATACTACCTATTCAAAGTATATTGGTAAAAAACTATATTGTTTTGGGGACAGCATAACACAATCAGTGGGTGCAACAAACAACTATCCTACATATGTAGCAACAAAATTAAATGTTACGATGACTAATTTTGGAAGCTCTGGCGCAGATAACAATCGATTACGATGTATTGTGTGTGGTGGAACATCAAGTGGAGGACTTACATTTACAGCACCAGACTTTTCAAATATTGATATTGTGACTTTGACCATTGGGCATAATGGTGGTGTTGGAAGTTCAACAATTAACGACATTTCAGGGATCACTGATTTCAATTTATATCCTGATACTTTTTATGGCAATGTGTGTCGAAGTATTGAGTACATACTGAACCAAAATCAAAATATTAGAATATACTTGTTGACTCCAATTCAATCACTCAACTCAACATATATCACAAGCACAGCTGCCGCTACTACAGCTATAAAAGTAATAGGTTCTAAATACGCTTTACCTGTAATTGATCTGCAAAACACTAGTGGACTACATTTTAGAAACATAAGTTTATTTACAAGTGATGGAACACATCCAAATCCATCGGGGGCACAAAGAATTGCTGAAGTTGTTTATAGGCAAATGTTAAGCTACTGACGCTTTCCTGTAACTCGAAAACCAAAGAAGCTAATGCAATTACGAGGACATAGGTCTTCATTAAGTTCATAAGACCATCCACCTTCATCGAAGTTGTAGTGCCCTTCAGCTCGCCATAGAACATGACACTTTGGACATCTTAAAGTATCTACATTTGGATCACTCGATTGCACTATTGCTACATTGGATTTATTAGACGTAAAAAAGGTAGAAAAATTAGTGAGTAATTTCAGAGTAAACACCCCTTCTTAATAACGAACGAAATTATAGGAATATATTACCATGGATTAAGCGGAAAAGAAATATGTTTTGATTTGATGGGAAATTAAATAAGAGGCTTAGATTAACAAGGCGAATCCAATGGGTTCGTCTTTTTTTCGTTAGGAGGAAACGAATAATGTTACTCTCACAATTACTAAATAAGAGTGAAGCAAGAATAAGTAAACTTCATCCCGTTGTAGCAACTAAGACTCGTCAACTTATTACCGCGGCGTTTAATGAAGGTATCAACATTGTTATAGTTCAAGGATTACGCACATTTGAAGAACAAGCAGCCTTATATGCTCAAGGTAGAACAACAGCAGGTGCAATTGTGACGAATGCTAGGGCTGGATATTCGATGCACAACTATGGGGTAGCTCTGGATTTCTGCCTTTTAGCTGATGATGGTATTAATGTAGTGTGGACTGTTAATGACAAGTGGCTTAGAGTCGGAGCAATTGGTAAAAGCCTTGGATTTGTCTGGGGTGGAGATTGGACTTATGAAAAAGAAGGAATTGTAGATTATCCACATTTTGAGATGAGTTTTGGTTTGAGTATTAATGACTTGAGAAATGGCGCAAAGTTGCCCGATTTAGTTGAAACTGTAAAGGATGAGGATGAGATGAAACTTGATTTAAATCAATGGAAAATGCTTGGTGATTCAATCGATGCTTGGTACAGAAAAGGCTGGATTACAGATTATAAATGGGCAGAGAAAAGCTATAAACAAGAGTTAACTCTAAGTGATTTGGCATGGCTGCAATCAATTGTTTTCTCTCGTCAAAATGGAATTCAGGTTTAGTATGGAAAGACAATATCTACTCAAGCCAGATAGACCAGACCCTAAAGACTATAAGTATGCCAGCTATAGTTCTCAAGAAATTAAACCAATTGATCTTCGTCCATACGATTTCCCTGAAATACTAGATCAAGGTTACTTAGGTTCATGTACCGCTTTCGCAATATCGGCTTTGAAACAGTTTAAAGAAAGAAATGAAAGCCAAATTAATGCATACTTTTATCTTTCACAACTTTACCTATATTACAAAGAACGAGAAATTGAAGGAACAATTGACTTTGATTCTGGTGCGTCAATACGTGATGGTCTGAAAGTACTACAGCAAGTTGGATGTTGTACAACTTCCTATTTTCCATACGTTGAATCTAACTATAAGAATAAACCTAGTATTGAAGCAGATGAAAATGCTAAAGAGCATAAGATTAATTCATATTCGCGCTTGTTTACTGCACTTCAATTGAAACAGGCACTATCTGAAAAGAATCCAGTTGTTATGGGTGTAGAGATATTCCAAAGTTTTGAGAGTTTTGAAGTAGCAAGTACAGGCGTAGTACCATTTCCTGATAGAAACAAAGAGTATTCGTTAGGTTATCACGCTGTTTTAGCAATGGGATGGAAGATAATCAATGGTGAGGAATATATCATCTGCCGTAACTCGTGGTCGAAACAGTGGGGGGACAAAGGTTACTTCTATCTTCCGATGAGTTATATTGGAAGATTAGTTTCAGATATGTGGGTTACGAATTAATTGAATATTGATTGAACTAAGAACAACCAAAAGGGATAATATGAACTAAGAATGGCCAAGTGCTATTGTAGTTTGTATTATCCCTGTTTTCGCTTTTATAAAATAAAAATAACAGTATACAATATATTTAATGTGTGTTATATTAATTTTGCGGAGGAAAATATTTGAAGAAAGGAGAGATGAAGATGATCAATATTCGCAAAGTGGAAGATGAAGTTTGGAATAGAATTAAGCAGAAGACGAATTGGACAGACGATCAAATTAAACTGAGCCAAAGTATGGTAAGCAATACAGTTAGTTTGTATGTAACAATGATGTTTCAAGTTTATAATGAACAACTCATTGAATTAATCAGCGGTGACAATTTTATCAGGTTGCAGAACATTGACCAGACAGCACAAGACATCCTAAAAGTTAAAGAAGTTATGTAAAACAAAAATAAAATATAATTTAAATAAAAAAACTACCAGAAGGTAGTGATGGAAGTTAAATGCTATTTGTAATGAGGTGGTAGCAAAATATTAGATGTGAAATGAGTAGGATAGATTGTTACTTTGCCGAAGTTTGTTAAGATTGTTGTAAACTTAATTTCATCAATCTCAATTTTTTGTATCATCTGTTTACCTATTGATGAAGCTTTATTTTCATCAGCAATTAATATGAAACCATCGATATCTCCATTAATAATATATTTATTATGATAAATAGTACCATTTTTCATCTTGATTGTTACTGTTAATTTTGAATTTGAGATTAATCTGAACGTCTTGATAAGTGGTATTAAAGAAATAAAATATGCTATTGATAAAGCAAATACAGTGTAAATCAATTCCTTATAACCTGTTAGTGGCAGTTCCAATAACATTTTACTTGAAGATAAAGTAGTATTGTTATGAGATTCACCGATATTAAGAATAGTTATATTAATAAGAACCCCATACATCAGTGAAAGTAAAATAAAATATACTACCATCGAGATAACTATTAAAAGAAAAAGGAATAAGCCAGATCTCTTTTTATCCCTTATAGCAACTGTAAGTTTATTGAAATAATAGTTTCTAAATTTTTTAATAATTATGATTGTCATAAGAAATAGTAAAATAGCGAGGAAAATAATAGACGACCACCATTTAAATACAATATGTAAAGGTGTGTTAGAAGAACCCTCGGACTTGTCTAATACTGTAATTAATACAAAGTAAGCTGTTGCAAAGATAACAAAGAAAATATACAAGGTTATTTGTCTGAAGGTTTTTATTGAACTACTTAGAAACAACTCCTCTTCTTTCGGGGCAGTAATTATCGTAAATGGATTAAAAACTAGCTTAATTTTACTTTTACTACTGAATAACGCTATTCCTAAGCCACTAAACACCCAAGTAATGATATTGTATAAATCCATTTTATTTCAGCCCCATTTGTATTTAATAGGTATATTCTACCACATTTAATAACAAATTAGCGGGTTTGAATGTCATGTTTTTGAATAATTTGTCATAAATAATTGATCAAGAAGAAAGCCCAATGAAAGCATAATTTTATTCGGCAATATTTTGTGTCTTGTTCTTTTTGAAAAAATCAAACCCATTTGAAATTGCTTCAAAAATAGAAATGCCGATTACCAACACATTAATCAAGTTAGCCTTTAGAAGATCAAATTGTGAGAAACTTTTTTTACATTTTTGAAATAATTCATATGTGGCTTTTTCGTTGCAATCTATGCCTAAATCAAAAGGTCCAATGTTAAACGCAATAGCGAACGTGAAAAAGGCAATCAAAATGTAAAACGCAAATTTAATTAAAATTGTTGCTTTCCTTGTCCTGAATAAAATATTAAGAAAAACAATGTAGAGAACAAATACCGAAAATGTCAAAACAATAAATTTGTTAACATCGTGCTGCTGATATTTAATACTTATCTTACCTAAAATATAAAAGGAATAATGCAAGGTTACTAAAGAGAATACAAACTTAGTGCAAGTAAAAGAAAATCTGAACAGCGACCAGATCAATGTGCATACTGCAACTAACGGAATTACATTAAAATATACATTCGCATTCGATGCCAATTCAGCAGATAGTAGCAATAACATGATTCCAAATAGGTGATTAATTTCTTTGTTTACAAAAATTCTCTTTATACGATTAAGCATTATTTTCCAACTTTCTGTATCTATAATGAGACATTATAAGTTACCAAATATCACCATGTCTACATCTTTCGACAAAGAGTGGAAGCAAATAAAATAAGGATTTCATAAGGAGGATTAATTCGTTGGATTTTAGCAAAATGTTTGATGATCGGTTTTTACATCGTAACAAATCAATAGGCTCATATTGTGTAGAATGGTATTTAGACTGTGGAATAGTCATTGAGAATGAAATCTGGAAAAACGATCAGAAAAGAAGAGAATCTATTCTTCAATCTCTCTGGGAGGAATGTTTAGATGATAGTCCATGGCTCAGTGATAAAAATCCAGACGATTACCGAAAAATAATCTATTATCGAGATGGAGAAGAACTGGAAACAGGAAGAAAAATAATTCTTGCTATCGAAAATATTACATGGGGTTCTCCAACACTATACATAAAGAAATAGTTTATGAAAACTAAAAATAAAATTAATTAAATAAATTACTAAACACAAACAAATCTTGTTTACTCAACTCTGCCCGTTGTTCATCCCAATTGAATCCATCTACTTGGGCAGAGTACATATACAATCTATCGTTCTCACTTAATACATAAATGGTGAATCGTCTATCTTTAACAATTAGTTTGTAGTTTAGAATTCTTTCATCATTAAACTCATGTTTGAGTAAATCACGTATCGCGTATTCACTCTCATAAAGATAGTAGATATTCAGCATGTCCCAGATGAATTCCATTTTGACTAGGTACGACTTAGATTCTCGGAGGCATGAAGGATGGAAGGGCACGAAGCCATTTAGACATACTTTTTCTTCATCGTCTACTACACCACAGTAATAGCACATGGCTGCGTGTACGTCGCAGTATCTTAGTTTGAGAGACATTTGTTCACCCGTTGAAAGTTGTATTTTATAAGGAATTATAACATAGAGAGGAGATTTATGATTAAAACAACAAGTTATTTAAATTATTGTCCAAGGTTCAAAGATTACTCGCCAGTTTTAGTAGTAAGCGATAATGAAAGTACCGAAAGTTTTGAAATGGGTGTTTATGGTGATTTGGCTGAAGCTGAAGAAGCAATTAGTAAAGCCGAGCTTCATGTGAGTAAATATAGGAATGTTACTGAATTAGTCGCGGCAATAGAAAATCAGGAATAGGATGGCAACTGGAGGAATTGAATGTATATCGAAATGAAGAATGATGAATATGAGAAGTTTGAAGAATATGTTGCCAAAACAGAAAAGTCGCAAGGAGCAGAGTGGGATAAGTTGAGGGAGATGGTTAATAATCATAAAGATTCTAGAAAGTCAGATGATGACGAATTAGTCCAATACTTTATCGTTAACTCAGAACTCAATATGTCAGCAGGTAAGATTGCTGCTCAAGTGGCACATGTGGAAACATTGTGTACTATGTCTATCTTAAATGAGGGTAGAGTGCAATTCGATGAAGATGATGATATTAATCAAAGATATGAAATGTTTTACAAATGGTTAAATCACAATCAACCTAAAATCATCCTTCGCGGCAAACAAAAGGAACTAGAAAAGTTAATTGAACAAGGCTGGTATTATATCTGCGACAATGGACGAACAGAAATACCTGAAGGATCACTGACTGTAATTGGGTGCTCTCCTGAATGGAAATCGGTGATGAAGCCAATCGTGAAGAGGTTTCAGTTGTTATGAAAAGGAAAAGAGTGAATAGTGGAATTACTATAAACGGACTGATAAACAATGGCAATAGCGATACAAGAACACTAGATGAAAAAATTGAAAGCTTGCGTAAATTAGGTGTGAATGTATCGGCTGTAATAGAAGACAAGACATTGTGGTCTAGAATAAAACGATATTTTTTTTGGAATTGAAGTATCTGATATTAATACAAAGGGAGAATGTATTCTAGAAATGAGGAATAATGAACTATGGAGTTTACTAGAAAAACAATTGAATTTTCCTGAAGAGGATAAGAAGAATCCTTTCTATCTAATCCATCTTAAAATTAATCCATCTCAAGATACAGATGCTTTCGTTTTAAATCCAAACTCTCCATCACACTTGGAATGGTGGTATGAAAACGAACATGAGAAATGGAAGATCATTGAGGAACATGGATTTGAATTGTTGATGATTCTAGAATCTGAAAACATTACCCTAAAAGACGCGGCAGATAAATTAATTGAGTTTTATCAAAGTAAATAAGTCGTTTAGTTCATAAGGGAGGTAGGTGTTGCTTTTGATTGTGTGTTGAGTAGTATTGTAAATATAGTAAAAATAAAAATATAAGGGAGTATGATATAAAATATGACAAATCAATTAACAGTATTTCAAGGGCAAGAGGTAATGATTCTCACAAAAGAGGACGTGAATGTTGATTTCAAAGGAGATTTCTTGATCCGAGCGAAAGACGTGGGTATCGTTCTTGAATATGAGACAAGTAATGCAACTAAAGAGGTGTTAAAGTTCTGCAAGAAGGATCAAATCCTCACTTTGAAAAATTCCAACATTTCATTAAGTGTGAAAAGCACTTATCGAAAATTGAATAATACTGGTGAAGCATTCATTACTAATCTTGCCTTAAATCGCGTGTTTGGAAAGTCAGAGAACCATTCCAAGATTGGCTTTATGAGGAAGTTGTGCCATCTATTCAAAAGACAGGTGGATATGTCGGTAATGACGATTTGTTCATTAATACATACATTCCGCAAGCTGATGAAACTACAAAATTATTGTTCAAGCAAACTCTTGGCGCAATGAAAGAACAGATTGAAAAAATCGCTGCCTTAGAACCCAAAGCAACCAAGTATGATATGTACCTTAATGCTGACGGTTTGATCCAGTTAAACGAAGTTGCCAAATTGTTGAATATTGGATTGAAAACATTCTATGCGATTCTTAGAATTGAAAGCAAAAGAAGCCAGACATACATATTCCAACTCGTAAGTTTGAGACTAAAGGTTATTTCGTAGTCATTAGAGAGCAGCAAGCGAACAAGCAAGGTAAGTTAGTATGGCAGTCAATTGCATATGCGACACATCAAGGGTTTGATTTCTTAGATGAGTTTTTTAAGAAATACTTTGAAGATGAGATTGCTTGATAATACATAGCTTGTAAAGTAAAAATAACATAAATTAATATTACATAGTGTATTATTCAAGTGTGACAGTGAGGACATAGTAAGGTGAGAGGCTTCCTAAATAGGTATCGGAGAATTTATAAATGAAATTAACTTTAGTAAAGCAAGTAAACTTTGGAACAATGTTAATGGATTTCTATATGGATATGAATGGCGAACCATGGGCTACACGTGAACAGATCGGAACAGCATTGGGGTATGGAGATCCAATTAGGGCTATTTCTAAAGTCCACGAACGTCACGAAGAACGATTTAAAGATAAATCAGTAGTAGTCAAACTGACCACCACTGATGAAAAAGATTACAGTACTACGTTATACAATGCTAGAGGTATTACAGAGATTTGTCGTTGGGCTAGAACTGAAAAATCAGATGAATTTTTTGATTGGGTGGCAGACATTATTGATGAACTACGAAGAAATGGTGTTGTTGTATCCGATACCGCGACACACGAACAAGTTAAATTCAACATCTCAACATTTATGGCTAATTTAGATGAGTACAATATCACAAAACTATATAATCTCGTCGAAGAGTTCTTAAGTTTTCATCGTGAGAAGAAGACACGCTTACCTTTTGAACGTTCAAATAAGAAGCGTCATGGAAATAAGAAATTGAAAAACCACATCGAGTCGATGGAGGAAATTAGAAAAGAGCTGGTTACATATTTAGATGTTAAGATTCAACTTTTCAATAATTCCAATCAAGCTGGCTTAGCACAAGAATATGTGCGTATTAAAGGCTTGGTCGAATGGAAAGTTGAAAATATGCGGTATCGATCTGCTGCATGTAAATGAGGTAAAAAGCAATACATAAAAATGGAGAGTGTGATCAATCCACTCTCCTAATCCTATACATATTTACGAATCGCTTTAGCTACAAGTCCAGCGACAAATATTCCACCAAATAAATATAGAATATTAAAATTTGATAGGTTCAACATCCCTAAATAATCCAAATACATAAGAGCAACAAGACCAAGGAAAACTACTGAGCCAAATACATATTTGGGCGTCATATTAATTTTCTGTCAATTTGTTTAATTAACACTGACAACTTATCATCAATGGATTGCAAGAGTGACAACACTTGATTTTTATAGTTACGGTCAAAGTCTTTCTCTTCTTGTTCAGCATTTTCTTGTTGAGCTGTAATTTCTAGAATAAGTTTTTGTTTTTCAGCAGGTGAAAGATTTGGATTGCTTATCAAACGTTTTAATTCTTCTGACATGGTGCCCACTCCTTATTTGTGTAGTAATAGGTATATTATACCATATGAGACTTAGATTCACTATATTTAGGAGATAGAAAGTAAAATCAAACTAATACATAGTTTGTATAGTAAATATAAATAATATAAAAATTATAGGAGTGACTGAATGGTAATTATTAAACTTGAGAACGGCAATACAGTAAAATTGTTTGAAAAGAATGATGTAATTGAAAAGTTAGGAAGAACAATCGATGAGTGGAAATTGGTTGACCGATACCAAACGAAATTCCCTATCTTGAGTATTGTTGAGAGTAAAGACAAGCTTCCTATTGATAGCGAAGAATTGTGTGAGGCAATGGGAGTGGATGACCCATTCACATCATGGCTCTTAGCAGATAGGGCAAAAGTAAAGGGGAAATTAATTAAGTATAGATTTGTTCGAGGAGAAGACTTTATCGAGATTTCTCGAAAAAGTACTGGTGGTCGCCCAAAAACAGAAATCAAGCTCTCTATCAATTGTGCGAAGAAAATTGCTATGAGACAAAATAACGATGCAGGTAATCTAGTTGCAGATTATTTCATCCTAATGGAGCTATTAGCAAAAGATATGGATAAATGGATCAGCGTAAGAGAGCCAGAAAAAGATGGATGGACAAGAGTAAAAAAAGCATTATACGATAACTACATTTTAACTCACGATGGTAAGAAGCCAGATCATACTTGGTTCGAGGTCAAAGAAGCTGATTTAATTGACTTGAATCTGTTCGGATATAAGGCAGGAGATTTGCGAGAACTTCTTAAAATGGATGATAATGTTACTCGGAATCATTTAACAATTGAATGCAATCAAGCTTTATATGAAGTTCAAATCCTAGTAGAGAGTTTGATTTTAAGTGGAGTCGTATACAAAGATAGATTTGAATACGTAAAGAATTATTGCCAGAGTAAATTTAAGCATATTCCATCAGTTATCGAGGAATTAAAGAAAATAAAAGGATAATACATAGTATATAAAGTAAAAATAATAATATATCATGAAAGGAGAAAGATGGAAAGTAAACAAATTGTCATAGGTGATGATACATATGAATGGACAGTTGAGAACGGACAAGATGTATTAAGACAATACGATGAAGAGTTCAAAATGTGGGTTAAATTAAAATTTTCAACAAAAAGCACTGATATTAATTCAATTATTACCAATATATTAACATCCGAATTTATTTCAAAGACTGCTCACTAGCGGTCTTCTTTTTCGTTAATTGCTATGTTAAACTAGATATAATGATATAGGTCAAGGGGTGCAGTAAAATGGAAATGGTGAGGGAATTTACCGCGATTAAAAGAGTAGCCACTTTGTACCGTGTTTCAACCAAAGGACAAATGGATGGCGACGATATTCCAATGCAAGAAAGAGCATGTAGAAACTTAATTGATCTAAAACCAGAATGGAAATTGGTTAAAGAGTACACAGAGAAAGGAGTATCAGGATTCAAGGTTTCTGCCGCAAACAGAGATATTATCCAACAAGCAAAAGAAGACGCTGAGAATGGCTTGTATGATGTCTTATTGGTCTTCATGTTTGACAGGCTGGGAAGGAAAGATGATGAGACTCCGTTCGTCCTAGAATGGTTTGTTAGCAAAGGAATCGAGATGTGGTCGGTAAATGAAGGTCAGCAAAAAATCGAACAGCATACGGATAGACTAGTTAACTATCTAAGGTTTTGGCAATCGAGTGGAGAGAGCAGAAAAACTTCAGAGCGTGTAACCGAAAAACATAAACAGATGGTAGAGGATGGCATCTTTAGGGGTGGTGGAATTCCTTATGGTTATATTGGAGTCGATTCAGGAGTTACGAATAAAAAAGGCAAACCATTGCTCAAGATGGCTCTTCACGAAGAAGAGAGCAAAATAGTTAAAAAAATATATGAATTGGCTCTTTATGAGGGTTATGGTCAACTCAGAATTGCAAAGTATTTAAACGAGCTTGATGTTCCAGCAAGAAAAGCTAAGAGTTGGGGATCGCCCACGGTAAATGTAATTCTAAAAAATCCTATTTATAAAGGAGTAATGAGATATCGCACCGAAAAAGGTGAGACACTTTCACAAGAAAATCCCGAAATCGTAATAGTTTCAGAACAAGAGTGGAATCAGGTTCAATTAATTCGTGAAAGTAAGAATCCAAAGAATTACGGCGAAGAAGAAAACAATACTCCTATGAGTACTAAAGGAAAGCTGCTGTTTATTGGTATGGCTAGGTGTGGATGTTGTCATTCAAGATTTACCTCTACTTACTTTACTAATAAGTATCGTGGCAAGAATGCTGAAAAAGCTAAGATCTATAGCAAAACAATGAGCTATAGATGTTCGGGAAAGCTTCAAGGGAAAACGGGTTGTGATGGACAATCTACATTTGCACAGACAAAAGTAGAAGGTGTTGTTATGAAAAAGATATATGGTTATTTAGATCAGCTGAACACAGTCGACTTAACTACTCAGATTCAAAATTTTAAGAAAAAGAATTCCAATGATGACGACAAGCATTTAAAAAAACTTCAAAGTTCGATAGAAGAATTCTACGAAGAATTATCCGCATTAAATGCTGAAGTACCAAGAGCAATTATGGGCAAGAGTTCGTTTAAGCCCGAACTATTAAATAATCTAATCGAATCAAAAAATAATGAAATTGCTGGCCTACGGATCGAGATAGAGTTGTTGGAGAAAAAGATAAGTTCTAAAAAGTTTGAGGAAAATGAGATGGAGGAATTAAAAAAAATAACACCCATTTGGAAGGATGTCTTTGAAAAGGCAAGTATTGAAAAAAAGAAAATGATGCTTGCCACTATAATTGATACGATTTATGTGAGCAAAGAAGGGATTGAAATCAATTTAAGACTTCATATCAACGATTTTATTAACCAAATTTACTGTGATACTACTACACGGTGCTCTCCCAGCTGAGCTAACAAGTCGTTTTTTGAAGACAATTAGTAATATACCAAGGATTTAGCTGATTGTCAACAGTTGAGCTTTGATTTAGCGATACAAAAATGGGAATATTTTCTGTATAAGGTGATTCGTCTTGCGTTTCTTTTTAGATCTAGGTAGATATGGGGAGTTTAGATGCTTAGTGTAGAGGGTTTCATCATTTTTGCCATGCAGGATGTTTATTTCTTCTTCGGATAGGCCTTGTGAGGTCATGTCGATGACAACCTTTCTTGACGTTCATGTCCTTAATGTACCATAGATGGGTACTTGTTTAATAGTAGGGCTTTCATCTTGGCGAGATTTATGGTAACTTGTTGTCATTAGGGCTTGGGAGGAACAAGGAAATGACGAAACAACAGCATCGATGGAATTTACGTTTGAAAAGCAGTAATGTTTATTTGGGAACGGTCTATTTAGGCGATCCGCTGCCGGAAGTGGAAGATGTTATTATGATAGGCGATAAGAAATATACGATTCTTGAATTGGGAAGCAATCGTGACGCAAGTGACGTATTTGTAGAAGAAGTGAAAAAGAAATAA